ATTTCATCTACTGAGCTATCCTCAAAAGGCAAAGTCTTCTCTAAGTCTGCTACAACATCGGGCTTACAACGTGGGTCTTGATCTACATTAATGTAGCCTTCAAGTTTGTTATACCCACATCCAAGATTCAACTTCATATTAGTTAGATGGCGGTACAAAAGCATTTAGTTCTTGTTGGATCACATCTAGCTGATCTTGTGTAGTTGCTGCAGTAATCTCAACATTAATTCTTTCATAACGTGTTTGAGCATCTGCAACGACTTGAGCATTGTAGTGCGTATTAGGGTTGCCGTCAGTTTCAGTTTGCGCTTCATAAGCTACAACTTGGTTGAATTGGCCTGAGTTCTGACCCTTCATATTAGACTTACGGCTATCAATAGAGATGTTATAAACTGTCCATACGATCTCAACAGGGTCTTTAGTGCAATCATAGACTGGACCATTTAAGCCTTGTTGGTAAGGTATAGTAGTAGGAATAATCTCAATAGCATACTTCCAACCATCTTGACCTACTGGCACTGGAGGAGGAGTATCCCAACATTGAGCCATTTCACCGTTTACTACCTGAACATATAATTGTGTCATTTTTGTTTCCTTTGTTTGTTGAATTTGTTTAAGAAGTTATGGCTAGAGTGTGATAATTTCCAGCAGATATGTCTAACCAAGAGGTTTTAGCACCTACTTGTTTAGGGCTTGAGTAGTTAGTTGTATTGCCTAAACCTAGTCGCCCATAAGTATTAGCCCCCCAAACCCATAAGGTGTTATCTGTTTTAGTGGCTAATGTGTGGAAAAGACCAGCTGATATTTTAGACCAAGTTGTTAACGCACCTACTTGTACAGGGCTAGAACGGTTGGTTGTATCACCTAGACCTAACTGCCCACTACCACCTTGCCCCCAAGACCAAAGGGTGCCATCTGTTTTTATTGCTATAGAATGTTGATACCCAGCCGCTATGTTCAACCAAGTTGTAAGTGCGCCTACTTGTTTAGGACTTGAATAGTTAGATGTATTGCCTAGACCTAATTTACCATTAGAACCTTGACCCCAAGACCAAAGAGTTCCATCCGTTTTAATAGCTATAGAGTGATAATACCCATTTGCAACTTTAGACCAGTTTGTTAGTGCTCCTACTTGGTTTGGAGAAGACTTATAAGTACCAGCACCTGAAGTGCCTAACCCTAACTGTCCAAAGTTATTGTAACCCCATGTCCAAAGAGTACCATCAGTTTTAGTTGCTATAACATTTGTGTTATTAGATGCTACATTAGACCAATTTGTCAATAACCCTACCTGTATAGGACTTGAGGCACCTGTTATGTTATTTTGCCCTAATACTCCTCCATTATTTTCTCCCCATCCCCATAGTGTGCCGTCTGTTTTAAGAATTAAAACAGAATAATATGCAGATGATACTTTTGAATTTGCCCATGTAGTAAGAACGCCTACTTGCTTAGGGCTTGATCTATCTGCTCCGGGATTTAAAAATCCACTTCCTGAAATACCCCAAGACCATAGAGTACCATTAGTTCTAACCCCCACAGAAGAATTTGATAAACTCGCAGATATGGCTGACCATGTAGTAAGTGCCCCTACTTGCTTAGGGCTTGAGTAGTTAGTTATATTACCTAACCCTAACTGACTATTAATTCCAGCTCCCCAAGAATATAACCCCGGGGCCCCTCTTCCAGCAGTGGGCCAGTTGCCTTGTTTTATCCAGTATCCCGCTTGCTCCATTGTCCATACACCTGAAGCAGAACTGTTTTGATACGGTCCAGCTGGTACTACAGGTGAAGACTTAATTACGCCACCGGGATATTTAGTTGACATTTAGTTCTCCAATCTTTCTTTTTTCCGCATGAAACCGTTTTAACGACTCAGATTGTTTTGCTCTATGCTCCGCAGATAAAGATTTTCCTTTAAAGGTTTGCCCCATATTTTTTCTACTCTCTAGTGTATGCTTTCTACCTTTATGTACTTCACTTATTTTAACACGAGTTTCTTCAGATACTATTCTTCCAATGCGAAGGGCACTCATTTTTGCTCGTGTTTCATCAGATACTACAGTTCCAAATTTAGCTTTAGATATATTGGCCTTATGGGAATCAGAAAAAACTTTACCACTATGAAAAGCGCTCATTTTTGCTCGTGTTTCATCGGAGTGTGTTCGTCCTTTACCATTGATACTTCGTATTTTACGCAATTCGTCAGAACATTTATACCCAGTCCCACCTTCACCACCATCTGTTCTATTTACAAGACTTACGCCCATACGTTTAAAACATTTAATTAACCCTTTCTCAAGCTCATAAGCAATTTTTTCTGATGAACAATCCATTTTTCCAACTAAGATATTAACCGCACTGTATTTAGAAACAATATTGGTATAGTGCTTATTCCTACGCCAAAAATTATAAGCCCGCTTTTTGCTCCCTTTACCAATATAAAAAGGAACTCCACTTGGTTTTGCATGAATATATGCGTAAAACATTACTCAGTCTCCAATATTTTTAAAATCAAAGTTTAGACAGATATTCTTTTAATCTAGTGAACGGGGCTTCCCAATCACCAAACTCCGTTTGACGGAGCAATCGCATACTGTCGTAATATGGAGTAGTTGCCAAGTTATATTCATCAACAGTATCAAGGGCATATAAAAAGTATGGCATAATAGGGCAGATCACGATAGTAGAAATACCACAGGCAGCCGATAAGTGTGACACACTGGTACATGCCGATATGACTATGTCACAACTTGCTACAGCAGCTCTAGTATCTTCCCAACTATCAAGGTGCACTTGCTTAACCCACATCGGAGTAGCCTCTACACCAGCATCTCTTTGCAGACTTATAAACTCGTAGTTATCGCTCTTAACAGCATCAAACATCAACTGGTAAGGAAACGCTTTGTGGTGCTCATGTTCAAACTGAGTAGAGCCTTGCCATCTTAGACCAATGCGTTTCTTTCTTCCCTTTATTGTAACAGGTTTAGCTATATAAGGTGCACCACTAATATCTTCTAATTCAAAGCCTAACGGTACAATAGCACTCATACCAGCAACCCAAAAGTCATGATAGATACCAAACACCGCTTCGTGCTGAATAACGCTAGATACACCCTCTACATTAACGAATAAAGACGCTAACTGACCAGAGCAAGCCACAATGACTTTACAACCCTTCTCAGCGATATACTTCGCATATCTTACTTGGTGTATTTGATCGCCTAGACCACCTTCAAGATTTAACAGCACAATGCCTTTAGTCTTTCCATCCCACTGTGGTGTAGGTACATCGGGTTGTTTATTGCCAAAGACTCCAGCAACACGCCCTCTATCTAACAACTGATAACCTTTTTGAATCTGACCTTGTCTTAAGAGATACCAACCACGATTATAAGCAGCTCTATTGTTACTTGGTTCTGTAGCCTCTAACTTCTGCGCTATGCGCCAGCCTTCAGCAAAATCACCTGTGGTAGATGCCGCTAATTGAAGATCCAAGTCATGTAAGTCGGGCATAGTTCTAGGCTTCTCTAACCAAAACTCAGGCTGGCAGAACGAACCGTAATAAGAACCTAGCACATCTTTTGGGTGCTCATTGTGTTGTCTTTCAAGAACAGGTTTCACATCATGCATACCTTTAGTACCATGCAACTGCTCATCATCTTCAGCTACAGTAGAACCATCAATAGCATTAAAGTCGTATTCAAAATCAGGTAATTCTAAAAAGTCATGTATGCGTTGTAGTTGCTCTTTAGGATTAGCGATTAAGTCATCATACTCAATAAATAAGAAGTTATCTGGTGCCGCTAAGTAACCGTTCTGTAGCGATATGTACGCAGCTTTTAAATGATCCATCAACTGCCCAGACTCCATAAACTCATCTAAATCTTCAGGCTTGGCAATACGTACAAACGATGCCGCACAATCAGGTACAGAACGAACAGTTGCAATAATCTTTGGTTGGTGCCCTAATACTTGAGCCATAGCAGACATTATCTGCGCAATAGGCCAGCCACGAGACTTATCAATAATAACGGGCTTATCTACATCTTCATAAAAGGCATCAATCGCACCACGCATAGTTTGCGCTAACTTCTTACGCTCTGGGTCATTTTCATTTAGTAAACCAGCAGAGTGCCATGTGTTCGCCAAACCATCAAGAGCATGAACAAGACCTGATGTAGTAGATACATGGGTCTGTGAATTTTGGTTAAGTATAGCTGCAAGTACCGTAGAACCTGAACGTGGCACACCTGATAGGAAATGTAGAGTCTTTTTCATATACTAATCTCGTTATGTTTTTTACAAGGGTATATAGTATACATTAAATTATCTGGTTATCACTATAGTGAAAGCAGTAGCCGCGCTTATTTTACTCCAGTTAGTAAGAGCGCCTACTTGTTTGGGGCTTGAGTAGTTAGTTATATTGCCTAGACCCAACTGCCCTTGAGCGTTACCTCCCCAAGCCCAAAGCGCACCATCGGTTTTAACGGCCATAGTGTGGCCATTCCCACATGCTATATTTGACCAAATTGTAAGAGCTCCTACTTGTACGGGACTTGAACGGACAGTTGTATTACCTAAACCTAACTGACCACTATTATTTCTACCCCAAGCCCAAAGGGTTCCATCGGTTTTAGTCATTGTGGTAAAGTAAGACCCCGCACTCATATTAAGCCAAGTAGTAAGTGCACCTACTTGTTTTGGGCTTGAGTAGTAAGTTATATTTCCTAGGCCTAATTGCCCAAAGTTATTTTTACCCCAAGACCATAATGTGCCATCTGTTTTAGTTGCTAGGGTGTGGAATGATCCCGTTATATTCAACCAAGTTGTAAGAGCACCTACTTGTTTAGGGCTTGAGTAGTTAGTTGTATTACCTAGACCTAAAACACCATCTAACCCTCTTCCCCAAGACCACAAGGTTCCATTTGATTTTACAGCTAAGGAATAATACCTCCCCCCAGCTACTTTTGACCAGTTGGTGAGGGTTCCTACTTGCTTAGGGCTTGAGTAATTAGTAGTGTTGCCTAGACCTAATGGCCCCCCATCAATAGCGGCATTATATCCCCAAGACCATAGGGTGCCATCAGTTTTAACAGCTAAAGAATGATAGTCCCCACACGCTATATTCGACCAAGTTGTAAGAGCACCTACTTGCTTAGGGGAAGAATAACTAGTTGTATTACCTAGGCCTAATTGTCCAAAGTTATTTTGGCCCCAAGACCATAGAGTCCCATCTGTTTTAGTTGCAACGGCATAATAACTTCCGCATGCTATATTTAACCAAGTTATTAACGCCCCTACTTGCTTCGGACTTGAGTAGTTAGTTATGTTACTTAGGCCTAACTGACCATTATTATTTTGACCCCAAGAATATAAACCTCTTACAAAACCATCGGGCCAAGTTCCCGCAGCTACGGCTTGCATTTGACTCTGTGGGGTCCACATGCCTGAATATCGTACGTAGGTTCCTCCCACAGGAGCAGCCAAAGGGTTAAAGAGACCGTCTTGTATCCAGCCACCGAGATATCTTCGCGACATTCTAAGCTCCTTAAGAAATTTCTTCCCATGAAGCTGTTACCACCAAAGCAGTAGATGTGCCCGCAGTAGCGCCAACAGACTTATCTTCAAGCAAATAAAATGTTGTAGTTTTGTCTGTTACGATCAATGAAGCATAAGCTGGCACTGAGATAGTTGAAGCTATTGGAAATGCTGTACCACCTAGAGCCGCTGCGCTATACACGTTAATAGTGATGTTAGCTGCTGAAGCAGAGGTGTTAGCTACGACAATAGAGTCTATTTTATAGACCTTACCACTTGAGGCTGCATTACTTACTAGAGAAGTTGCAGATGTTGTAGTTAGTGAAGTTGTACTGGTGTTACCGTAGATTGTAGTAACTGCCACTATATTTGGATTTGCCATCGTTGTTCCTTAAAAGCCAAAAATCATAGCCATAGCAATGGCTTTACCTGTTGTTATACCTGCAGTAGCTGCAGTTGTTTGCGTTGTCCCATCTGGAAATTTAACACCCCCTGTCGTAGATTCTATTGTACCTGCAACCGATAACTTTTGAGCAGGACTACTCGTCCCAATCCCCACGTTGCCTGAGGAGTCGATGCGCATGCGTTCTGAGCCACCACCAAAAACAAGTGTTTCTCCTGTATCTAAAAACTGTAGGTGTTTTCTTGTATCGGTGACATTTACTAAATAAGAACCACCAACAAAACTTCCAAGGCTCCAAACTTTACTGCTTGTTTTTTGCCAAGCCACAGCATATTCCGCGGAGTTGGAATTGACTAGAAACCTTTCAGTAGGACTACTCGTCCCAATTCCCACGTTGCCGGAAGCATCTTTATACAACTGACCTGAGCCTATGTTCAGTATGCCTGTAGATCCTGTGAGTGTACCTGTGTAAGCTAGGTTAGCGGTATTGACTGTTCCTGTAAATGTGGGGGAAGCACTTAATACAACAGAACCAGACCCAGTGCTTGTAGTAACTCCTGTACCGCCATTTAAAACGGGCAGTGTGCCTGAAACCTGAGTTGTTAAGCTTACACCTGATAGGGTGCCACCTAGTGTTATATCGCCTGAAGTAGTAACGGTGCCTGTAAGCGTAATACCATTAACTGTGCCTGTGCCACCTACCGATGTAACTGTACCAACAGTATTAGCTATCCAAGAAGGATTAGTCCCGTCAGTAGAGAGAATCTTAGTGCTGTTTCCAGTTTGATCTGGTAGTAAGGCAGGGACAGGAGCCGTACAAAACACACGTTTAGATACAGAGGTAAATACAACTAAGGCATTAGCATTGCTTGATTCAAGAACGGTAGAGCGTGTCAGCGTTCCAGTACCTACAGTACCATAACCTACTTCCCAATTTCCTAAGCCGTCATCTATAGTGTAATAGACTACGTTACCGTTACTAAAAGCTGAATTAAATGTCCTATAACCCGTTAATGCCCCTGCAAGGGTCAGTGTTCCTGTCCCCGCAGTTATGGATGATTCTAATACTCGATCAGCTAGTAAGGGCATTTATATACCTACAGACTAATTTAAAATTAAAACAGCAGTTGTGGTTGTAGCTGGCGGGAATATAACTGAGAAGTCCCCATTAGTAGAAGTAAAGTCTCCACCAAAGTTAAATACCGCTACGGCTTTATTGCTGCTCGAAGTGTCATATATTAAAGCACCTGCAGCTGTAAACGTAGCTGTAGTCCAAGTAACATCGTCAAAGTCAATAAATGCAATCGCACCTGATAGTGTTATACCAAGATTAGTTAGAGTCTTACCCCCAGTTGTATAGCCTGTACCAGAGCTTGAAACTTCACCTGTCGCTGTGTATACAGTAGTAGCAGAATCTAAACTAGCCGCTGAAGTATATAAAGCTATTTTAAATGTGTTACCGCCGACCGCTTTAAAGTTGTGTTCTGCGCCTAATAGTTCACTTTTGAACGTGCTACAAATTGCCTGTGTGATAGCCATTGCTATTCTTCCTCTTCAATAACTTCCTCAACCACTTCTGGCTCAGGGTTTGTAATTACGATAGCTACGCTGTTTAGCATAACCTTTGCTTGTTCACTCATTCCACTCATATTAAACTACCTTATCTCTTACTTGGGTTACACGATATGTATCTTGTCGATCTTTGCCATCACCTAATTGTTTGAGGAGACCCATAGCTTCTTGGTACTTCTGTTGGTAAGCTTGAATAAGATCTGGCTCGCCCTTCATGTATATATAAGCTTCGACCAAAGACCCCCACAACAATACGTTAGGAAAGTTATTACCCAGCCAGCTTGTACCTGCGTCTACTATAGACTGCGGATACGCGTAATAGTGCATCTCAACCGAGTACTCTTCATCAGGTGTAGGACCTAATATAAAAGAAGAATTATCAAATATGCCATAGTATTGAGGCACTCCAGAAACACCCGGATAAGGATAGGCTTCTCTTATGTATTCAACATCTTTTTGGTATAAGTAAGTTTGAGTAGTTTGAGGTACTAGATTTACTATAGTTGTAGTAAATACGGATAAGGCATATACTGACAAGAAGTCAGGAGGAAGCGCTACATAAGGAAAATTGGCTGTTGTCACACCCGTAACATTAGTACGAAAAGCAGGTAACTGCACAGAGTTATTAACCAAAGTCTCTGCATTTTGTACAAAGTTAGGTATGTTAGCTACAAATGTAGCTTCTGTTACTTCAGTGTATTGCTGTATAGCCGTACTAAGTTGCGTGTATGTAAGACTCATTATTAGCCCATTTTACTAGAAGCCATAGTGCCTTTAGTAGCAGCACCTGTACCACGTACTTTAATAGTTTTTTTGTTTTCTATTTGCACAGGGTATCCATTGCCTACAGGAGTAGGTACAGACTTAACGCCTTTATACTCAGCAGACCCTTCAATATGTTGCTTAGCCATTATCGACCTCTACCTGAACTTTTTTGATTCATAGCACGAGCTACATTACGACCCATTTTCTTAGCATCCATAGATGTGATGCCGCCTTTTTTAAGACCCTTCATAGATTTTTGTTTGTCATGCTTAGCGTCTTTTGAGCTTTTCTCCCAGTCAGACATAGACATCTTGTTTTTCTTTGCAAGGACTTTGTCTTCTTTAACGTCTTTAGCTGAACCTTCAAAACTAGCCATATTATACCTCAATCAATTCTAATAAACACGCTATTCAACGTGGTGTTAATGGTCTGTGTTGCCACAGGGTTATAAGCAAATAGGCCTCTGGAGGCATTTAAGTTTACGTCTGGTCTTGGGTTGCGTAAAGCCTGTGGATCATTTGCTACTTTTTGAGCGCCTATTATACCAACCCAATTTTGTGGGTGGTCGCCACCAACTTTGTCCATGCACTCTGGACATACACGCATATTTACCCGTTTACCTATAATAACATAGGTTTTTATCTTCTTTAACGCGTATCTAAACCCGCAACGATCACAAAAGCCAAATGCCCGTTTTTCTCCAGCAAAAGGAGTACCCACTTACCAGCCCCCGCCGCCTACGCTACCTATATTAGGTACAAATCTAAAAGACACTCGTTGACGATCTTCATCAGCCGCCAGTTCAAAAGCCTCATCATAGAGTTGTTTAAGCATAGGAATTTTACTTTCTGCTTCTGGTGTTTTAAGAGCCAAGTTGTAGGCTAGTCCAGCAGTCATAGCTTCTAAGAATCTAAAGGGTATATCTAATGTATTAGACCCCGGAGCGCCAGTGTCTTGAAGTCTACGTAAGCGCCAATAAACTAAAGTGTATCCAGTTTGACTAGGTAAAGGCCATATCTTAGCTGTGGGTGTAGGAGTCTGCCTATCAACAAATATCTGTATAGGTCTGCCCTGAGTTAGTTTATTTGGTATTGTTGCGTATGTAGAAACACTTATACGGCCTATCTGTAGGTCTACTTGATTAGAAGTACTACCGGGGTTTTGACGTATCACAGTCTCTATTAAATCAACCGTATCATCAGGTAAATCATACGTACCAACACCTACTAACAAAGGGAACTCCCCTTGCTCAATAGTCCATAGGTTCAAGCCTTTATTAGCCCAAGAAGCCAACAAGTAATTTAAAGACCTTCTAGCCGTTCTAAATTGATAGCCTGTACGTACTTCTATACCAACACGTTCGTATGCCTCTTCGACTATTTCAGCTATATCTGGATTGAATGTGGCAAGTCCTGAAGTGCTCATGGTTTTTAAGCCCAGAAAGCAGTGATTGCATCTACATTGGACATCTGAACATATATACTAGTAGGGAATAAAACACCTTCACCGGGAACCAATACATAAATAGTAAATGTGTCGCTAGTACCTACATCTAATTCTACAAGAATCGTACCGGATGCACTACCGTCTCTAACCCTAACATACCCTGCTGTACCATTTCCGCGGTAAGAAATAGACTTTAATCTAGCTCTATCAGTAGTTACCGCACCGCTTGATGCCCTGTGGGTAGAATTTACATCTGTCTGTTGCATGTTCTTTTACCTTTGTTGTGGTCGTTGTACGGGCATCGAAGTAGGATTGCCCTGAATTTGTAGTCCTTGTTGAGGCATGTACTGAGACAGACTTGGTGGTTGTCCTTGCAATGGGGTTTGCATTTGAGTCACTGGCTGTCCGCCTATACCTGCATCACTACCGCTATTATCATACCCCATATTATTAACAGGAGACATTCCGCCTGTATCGGGACTAGGTTCGCTTTGTACAGGTGGAAGTGTGTTAGACATACCTTGTGGTTGATTAGGTTGCCCTTGTTGCGGGTAACTCATAAAATTGGAATTAGGAGAGGCAAAGTTATTGTACGCACTCTGAGTATTAAACTGAGGTGTTGGGTTTGCTTGCCCTAACTGTGGAGGTTGTGGACCTCCAAACCCTTGACCTATAATTCCACCATCTGCGTAACCTTGTCCTCCCCCAGCCATTAGATCATCCTACCTTTTGTATGACCTTTAATAGCACAACCATCACCACGAGAAGCTGAACCGCCTTTAGCATAGCCTTTACAAGAACCCCCAGCTTTTTTACCTTTGTAGTAGTCTGGACCACTAAATTTTTCATACGGTGAATCGCCAATACCAAACTTCTTGCTTACACCTGCCTCATACTTATCTCGTTTATCAAGCATCTCTCTATCAATGTCAGCTTGACCATAAGCAGTTTTAGCTTGGTCTTTTTTTACTTTGTCTTCTACTTTAGTAGCCATTAGCAGATCTTCCCACGAGTTCGGCCTTTCTTAACAATGCCATCGACACTGCCACCTTTGTACATACCTCTGCAAGCAGATCCACCTTTCTTCATAGCTGAAGTTGGAGAACCCGGAACAGCACCTAAACCCGCAGAACGCATAGCACCTATTTGAGCCATATCTGGAGTTGGAGCTCGTTTAGTTACTTTAGCTTTAAGTGTATCTTTTTTCTTTAATGGGGCCATGCCCGCTTTTAACTTAGTCATTTTGTTTCCTCTAGCCTTTTCTTGTATATCAGAAATACCGCGTGATGGGCGAGTCATATTACCTTCCCGTTAGTTTACTTACTACCACAGTTCCACCTTTTTAGTGAGGCTGCTTTGCGTGTAGGTTTGCCGTTCTCATCTTTCATAGGCCCCGGCATTCCACTCATACGTGCGCAGAAGGACTTTTTACGCGGTCCCCCTTGTGGTTGTGGGGCTTTAAGATTAGATCCTGTAGCTGCATTGTACTTGGCTCTGCCTTTTGCGGTCAAACCTGCACCTTTAGATACTGGAAGTTTTTCACCTCTACCAACAGCTAAATTTGGAGCTTTTTTAGTAGCCATATTAACTCCTTGCGAGATCTATTATCCAAGACATACTAGCCCCTATTGCAGCACCTATACCACCAAAGATCATGAACATACGCCACCCACCTTTAGCTTCAGACAGGGTTTTACTGATTTCTTTTATGGCTTCTTTTATCTCATCCATATCTTTAATCATTTTGTCCATGTCATTTTGCAAGTGTTTTATGTCCGCACTGTGGGTAGCGAGCTCCCGCGCCGTTTGTATCACTGGATCTGAAGCTCTTTGATGTTCCACAAGCTACCTACCTATTTCTTATGCAGAAGCAGGATCTTGAGCACCACTAGATGTTTTTTGTATGTAGCTGATAGTAATAAAACCATCACCTGCAGTTGCAGTTGTACCAGCCATAGTTACTACTATTTGCATGTCAGTAGTACCAACATTACTCATTGCTGTAAGTTGAGCTGCAGTTGGGGTTAACGCTTGGCGACCTGCTGCTGGAGTTGTGATTGCAGTTACATAAGCAGCTGCTGTTGTGCTGTTACCAACAGCTAAGGTTGCACCTGATGTGAAAGTAGTAGTTACATCAATAAAGATGTTTACAATTTGTGAACCTGCGGGGAGTACGAAAGGAGTACTAGTAGTTAAACTTAAAGCCGCAGATTGCGCTAAAACTACAAGACCAGTGTTATCAATATTGCCAACAGTAGTACCAGTAGTATATCTAACTGTACCTGCGCGAACTGGACCAGAAAAAGTTGAAAAAGACATATTTAATTCCTTATTGCACTTGCGCCTATCGTTGTGTGCGGATCTGCTGAGTCAGTCGAGTAGGCAGTTAAAAATATTCTCAGATATGTACTCCTTATAACATTTATTTTGGTGGAGTGTCAATTAATTTGTTGGACTTACGTCTATCATTATCTTTCTTATAATCCGCCTTCATACAGGCTATACAGGTGCCTTTTGTCTTACGTGGCGATAGGTGTCCTCTCTCACAAGGAACACCTGTGTAGTACTGCTTTTCGCCTTTATCTTTAGCATCTTGCCTAGTACGTGGCAAATTTATATATTCTTCAGGTATTTTTGGAGCCGCATTGAGTTCTTTGTCCGCATAAGATAATACCCATCCTGCTAATACCCCAAATTTTATAGGTTTGCCTGATTTACAAGCACGTATAATAGACGCTATTCCTACTCCTAAAGTGTCACGCATATAAGTTAAACTTACAAAAGTCTGTGTAGTTCTATCTGGTAATATCGCATATATTTCTTTTTGCATATCGTCCGCATTTGTAGGACGTTTTCCATAGAAGTGTGATTCTTCCCCTCGTTTAACAGAGGCCGCCATATTAGCTTTGCTTTGCTCAGAATGAGTTTTGCCTTTCATTGGATTTGGCAGTCCTTTACATTTCTCTGATATTTTTGCTTTTGTTTCTTCGCTTCGTTTTAACCCATACCCATAATGTAATTCTCCTTTAGGGGGGGTTCTGTTTTTTGCTATTTTATTTAAGGTTTCTCCTGTGTGTTTTTTACCCCGCATAGGTGCGCTTGCGTCAGTAGCCCAGTTATAGCAATAGGGTTTACCTGCGTGTTCGTCTAACCACACCTGCTCCACACTAAGTAGTTCAGCTGGATCATCAATATGCATCAATACTTCAAACTTAAAGCATTCCTCCCCATATTTATTCCAAGCTGCTTGCATATGAGGACTTTGGTGATTCCCTGCCCGTAGGCGTCTTCTATGGGCTTTAAACCTAGACTCTGTATTTATGGTGCTACCAACATAAAATTTATTGTTTACTACATTTCGTATTCTATATATTACATTTTCCATTATGCTACCCTCGTTATTAAGCTTACGAAGGTTAATATACATTATTTGTCCGACTCGGACAAGTTTTATTTTAAGACATAAAAAAGGCCCCCGAAGGAGCCTTTAATTTACTCTAAGTTACTGATTTATCAAGCGCTTCCGGCAGAGCCAAAAACACCCAATGGATCACTAAAGCCGAACGAGTACCGTTCACGAGCCTTGTACCTAGAGTTGCCCGTGTCAAAGTCACTGTCCATGGAAGTAGCTAATGGAGTTCTAACAAAATGTTTCAGACCGTTTGGAACGTCAGTTAACAAGAACCAAGCATTTGTATCAGTCAACCATGGGTTAACAGTATAGCCGCCGGGAATTGAACCGTTGTTCTTAAGAGCGTTCACATCATTGTCAGTAGTACCAACACGCAATTCAGTTTCTAACAAACGAGTTGCTACGAATTGTAATGCAGGAGGTAGAACCAATTTTTTAGGTTTAGCAGCAATCAATAAACCACGTTCGTCAACCCACAAGGCAATTTGAATAACCGCATTTTCCAATGAAGTTTCGTTCAAATCGGCTGGTGTAGATGGTACGTTAGAAATTGTTGAGCCATAAACTAAAGGATGTGCACTGTTACATAAAGATTTGCCGTCACCACCAGTATAGTTGGAGTTGAATGCATTGTTTAGTACAGCAGCGCCTTTAACTTCTTTGGTGTACGCCATAGCGCGAGCCAATGCTTTTGTATAACGAGCAGACAATGAGTCATACAAGTTATCTTCAATAGCTTCTTCAGTTAAAGAAAAGCCCAGAGCGATAGTTTCGTGGGTGTAGCGAGTAGACCAAGCTTCTTGCGCATTGTCATACGTAATACCTGAGCCTTCGTTTTTAACCGCAGCGGCACCAAAGCCAGACAGTTTTTGTTCTTCTTCGAAAGAACGATCAGATGATTCAGTTTCGAAGATTTCTTTATACTTCTCACCATAACGCTCATATTCTAAACCGAACAGAGCATTAAGACCGGGAAGTAGTTCTTTTAGTAGTTGCGCGCGTGAAATAGCAGCCATTAGTTAAACTCCTTAAATGCCGACAGGGTTGCGATATGCGTGACCACCAACGACAGTAATAGCCACAGCTGAAACAGCAAATGGAGTAGTACCTGATTGAGTCACAGCCGCAGTCATTGTTGGTGCTGTATAAGCTACGAAAGCTTCTACAAACGTACCGTCAGATAATGCAGTTTCTTGAACCATACTAACAATGCGCAAAGGCAGTGTTGCAGTAGTGTTTTTAGAAGCCAAATCAACTGAAATGGCGCTGTTACCAGTAGCAGTATTAACGCCATCAACAATAGAACCTGAGTTAGTAGGGATGAAGTAACCAATGTTTTGACCAACATCAGCTAGAGTAGCAGCACCAGAAGTGTAAGCTGTACCAGCATTAGTCAAGTTAACCTTCATTAAAATTTGTGGGTCGTCAGCAACAATAGCAACGGCATCAGAAGCAGAAGTTCCAGTAGGCCAGTATTGTGAGAAAACTTTGTATTTTAAAGTTGGGCTAGTGTAAGAGCAACCTAAGAAGATACCGATTGGGTTAATAGCCCAAGCAGTTTTAGCTCCCGTAGATGAATCTACACGTGCGATAGTACCATCAGCTAATAGAGACACAGGGTCGCCATAACCAATATTTTTTGCGTAGCCAGACGCAATCGGTAAATACCGAGTTGCACCAGCGTAAGGCTGAAAGCCTTCTAAGGTATTCGGTAGAAAACCGTAGGGACCGACGTTGCTAGGATATGCCATAAAAAACTCCTAAATAAGATTCAACACGGCCCTAATTATTTAGGAACCGCGACCAAAAGACACTTTAGATGCTTTTTCAGAGAAAAGGGGCATCCGAGGATCATTTTCGCGCAAGAAGTTGTTATCAACAGACTCCACAGACGCTCTGGACATATTAGCATAATACTCTTTACGAGAGTTTGAGTTCTCGACAGTAGTCTTACACAAAACAAGTCCACCAATTTCAATCAACCCTTGGGGTTTTAAACCAAAGGCAGCAAAGTCAGACAATAACTCAGGATGATCTTCCGCTTGACAAGGTATCCACCCCTCGCGTTTGGCCTTAGCCATATTCGCTGGATCAGGCACCCCCATCATAGAAACTCTTTTCCAGTGAAACACGTAGCCATCTTGTGGGTCTGGAGCTGGCAAATCATGCGCAGGTTTCCATGATACTGGACGAACTTCTTTTTCGCGTGTTTCTGTAGAGCGTGGTGCTCTGTCAATTTGTACGTTAGCCATTAAGTTGTTGCTCCTTTACTTTGTACTTGGCGTATACCTCTAAAGGTACTCCAAGACGTTTTGCTATAGCGACTTCAGATGTGTTCAGAGTGACTTTTTTAGGTGCAGTAGTTCTACCTACCGATGCCACTGGTGAAGATTTCTTTTTGTCGAAGTTCTTTGGGAATACTTCCCGTATGCGGGAGTCTACTCGCTGATAATACTCGTCAGAGGTAGGGTCTACACCGGATTTAACCAATTTTTCGTGCAGTCCATAAGCGAAGGCGGTCATCTCTTCATCTTTACCAAACCATGGATTCTTTCCAGCCCAGCTCTCGGCTTTATAGTCTCTTGGTGGCGCTTCTGGCACTGATGGTGGAATATATACATCATTACTTTGTGGTTGTAAAGCTTTTTGTTGTACAGGTGATGCTAAGTTAGCTAATTGCCGTTTTTGATTGGCTAGTTCGCTTAACTCTTCCTGTGCTTCAAGTACTCCATCTGTATCGCCCGTTTCAAAAGCTTGACGGTATTTATCCTGCGCAATTTTATGTGCGTATTCTAAACGACCTTGAGCTTCCTTCGTATACTCTTGATGCCCCCAGTTAAGTGTGCTTTTTAACTGTTCGTTTTCTGCAAGAATAGCCTGAGCAATACGTATAGCTTCAGCATTTTGTCTTTCTAAAGCTTCTTTCTCACGTTTAGCATCGTGGTACTTATGGTTTATCTGATTAATGCGCTTTTGAACGCCCTTAGAGTATGACTCTAACTCATCATCGTCATCGTCCTCTGTATCAGCTAACTTAGTTCTACCTCGATCTTCTTCAGGAGTATCGTCTACGATATCAACTTCGTAATCATCGCCCTCATCAAGATCTACATCAATATCTTCGTTTTCGTATTCTTCAGCCATTTATCCTCCTAGTATGCGCGGCTAATGCCACGTGGGTCAGCAACTGTACCTTCAATCATGTCATCATTTACTAAGATGAACTCTTCCCCATCAACAGAGAATCGTGAACCACGGTATGCTCCAATTAATACGAAATCACCTTCTTGACACCAAGGACCTGTTGGAAATTTTACTTTATCTTCATAAGCCATGTTGCCTACTTTAAGCACCATACAAACTACAGCACCTGCCTCTTCTTTCTTTTTGAAAGCGTCTGGCATTTCAATACCGCTTGCTGTTTTATCCACTATCTTAGGTTTAATCAATAAAAGCTTGTATCCTACCGGATCTGGTAAGCGGTCAGCTAATGACTCCCCTTTTTCGATAGTAGCATCCGTATCTATATTTCCTATATCTTTGGTACTCATTAATTTTCTTCCTCAATTTTTTGCAGGTCTTTTAAACGATTAAGAGCTAAGGACAGACCCGATAAAGTCCCTACCAATAATTTGTAAGCTGGAAAGTCCTCAACACGCCCTTTTGCAAGGGCGTCCATGTGAGCAACTATCTCATCTTCAAGATCTCTACGCAGTACATCTAGTACAGTTTTCATATGTTATAAGGCTCAAGTTTTTGAGGGTTGTATATTACCTCTGATATTGGGTAGCTGTAGTGTTCTCTTGCCTGTTCTTTTGCAAATTGTTCAGCGGCCTCTAATGTATAAAATATCTGAAATTGTCTTTCAGGCTCATCTTCAAAACGCTCTTGGACTACATATTGTTTTTTATATTCTTCACTCATTTGTTACCCCATAGGTGGTTGTGGAGGTGGTGTAGGTGCTGGCGCTCCTTGTGGTGGTGCAGGTGCTGAGGCCGCTTGTGGCGGGGCCTCTAGGTTATTTTTTGCGTTTTGCGCACTTATTTGTTGAGTCGCCATATCTAACCCTTTAAACAACCCTTGAACCTTAGCGTCTTCGCCTTGAAGCATTAATTTAGCCTCATTGTTTAGCATCGCTATCTCTTTACTAGCGTCAATCTTCTTAAGCTCGATCTCTTTTTTGTTATTGATCTCTTGCTCTTTCAGTTGTAACTCTTTCTGTTGCATCTGTACTACAGGGTCTTGAGCTTGCTGTTGAGCCGTTTGTTGGGCTTGTTCAGCTTGGTTCGCTTGTAGTAGTTGTTTAGCTGCATCAGCAGATAGTTTTGCCAGTTGTACTGCCATTTCAGGGCTTAACTCTGTATCTTCTGGAGGTAGTGTAGTACCTAACTGAGTCTCTATACCTCTACGGTATTGGAAGCCCACATGCTCCATGATATGTGCCATTAACGCCTGTTTTATGACAGAAGCTTGAGGGTTTTGCCCCATTGCTGCCGCTATCTTAGGGTCAGTTAGCATACTGTTATGCACTGTTAAGTGCGCATCGTGGTCTTGTTCTATGAACGCTTTGACAGGTTTAGCTTTAAGAATGTCCATATTCTCTGTTACAGGGTCAGTGGGCTTTTGGTCTTCTTCCACAATAACTATCTTATCCGCGTCTTTAATGCCCATAACTTCAAGCATTTGACGATGTAATACAGGTAAGTTGTATATTTGTGGAGATTGTTGAGCTAACTGAATAGCTGCTTGGTACTGAATGATCCTTTGTGCCATAGTACTAGCGTTTGGATCAGAGACTGGAATAATATCAACTTTATCGTAGTCTTCTTTCTTAGCTGAGGGTTCAGCATCAAACTCTGGCATGTAGTCATAAGCAGGGGCAGTATAGTCTCTTACTAACGCTGCAATTAACTTAAACTCTTGCTCCATCGAGTAGTGAACACGAGCCTGAACAGCCGACATCACCTTTAGAGTTCTTTCCAAGATAGCCAGTGTAGTACCTACTGGCGCCTCTCCATTCATGTTATCCAGCTTAACATCAGCAACTGCAGCTAATCTACGGCCTTCTTCTACTACGTTTTGTAGTAATGTGAATAATGTTTGGCTTGGCTCTTTATAAGGAAGCGGTAAGATGTTGTCTTTAATATTAGCTGACGGGACATCAACGTCTCTCCACTCACCCGGCATGATCGGAGTATCATCACCTTTAATCCTCATACCTCTAGATTTTAAGCCTCCGGGTAGGTTACTTAGTGTACCTGCATCAATTAACTGTCTGACAATAGAAGTTGCAGATTTAGCAAACCCACCAATAAGATGTATAAGACCGTAGCCATAAGCACCGAAACCGGGGATATAAGTATACTGTACAAAATGTTGCTTAGCTTGTTTAAGAGGGTCATGTTCATCCCAGTTGCGTCTAATGGATAAAATCTCTTGTGTACCTTGTTCAATGGTCACAACATATGGCAGGGCTATGCCTGTCTCTTCACCTGAGTCATCATCGACATCTTCAAACCCAACAAGGTCTAACTCAACCTGCATCTCTAATAGTCTGTATCTATTGTCGTATGTGGCTTTATACCCATCAGCTTCGTCTTTGCGCTTCTGAATATCGTCAAGATCTTTTGTTGGCTCACCAAGGTCTATATCACGATAGAACTCCGCATACTGTAGCTTCTTAACATCATTCTTGGTTTTACGCATGACATGAGTTAGTCGCTCTGAAGTACGTGCATCAGAGGCTCCATAGGGGATATACAGATCTTCCGCAGGTACAAACATACTTACCTGACGGTTTAGTGAGGGGTCAAAATATACTTTCTTAAACGCGGCTCCTGCCAATGCTAAGGACCACAACATCTTTTCGTGTTCAGGTCTAAACTCAGTCATTTTTTCCGTAAGCTGGTAGTTCATGTCTTCTACAACACGTTCCGCAGACTTCTGGGTATCAGGGTCATCTTTACCGATTATTCGGGCTTTTACAGGTCCCTGAGCAGGAAATGTTTCAGAGATCATCTCAGACTGAAAGCGGATAGCCGCTTCTGTTAGCATGGGGTGGTATACACCACAAGCGCCTTGCCAAGGTTCTGAACGCTCTTCAATTTTTAAACCTAACAAATCTAAGCCGTCTATATAGGTAGACTCCCACTCTTTACGAGCGTTCTTGTCATTGTTAAAGTCATCAAGTAAGTCAGCTACTAGTGAGGCCATATCCGCCTCATCCATGTACTCCGCGAGGTTCGCATCAAAACCCGGCTCTTGTTCCACCTCTACATCAACCTCAGTCTCAATAGGGTCCATCGGATCCCCTATATTAACCTCTATTGGCGCTTCATCATCTTCTGTTAAAAAGGGGCTCTGCGGTTGCATTGCCTTAAATATGTTGTTTGGAACTTCAGCCATTGATGGATCCTTAAGTTATTTGTTCGTTAGTAGTAGTTAGCACGTTTCTTTATTAACCAGCTGTCTTCATCAATATCCTTATCTTTAGCTGAACCAATGAAGCCTCCTGACCTAAACCGCGCAAGAGCTAGGGTTACAGCATCTACAAAGTCATCATTCCTACCTGCTGGAAACGAAGCCACCTCGTCTATCACTTCTTCAGCCCATCGAGTAGATGGAGCCCATACCTTTCCAGAAGCAAACATGTCAGATACTGCATTTAGTCGTGATATCTTATCTTGTCCGCGTGAAGGTGTAAACTCTTGGACAGGAATGCCCATACGTCTTAACTCATATATTAGCGGAGCTCCTGATGCTTTCTTCTCAATAATAACACCATCTGGCTCCCACTCTTGATAAAACTCTAATGTCCGTTGCTTTAAATCAGGAAACTCTAGCCGTTCTCGCCAAGCTTCTAACAGTATTAAGTTCGGTTGATCTCCGTCTTCAGGGTTGTTCCACACACCAAATATCACGATGGCGCTGTAGTCAGCACTGGTCTTTTTCTCAAACGCCGTATCCATCGACATCAACAGGAAGTCACAGTCAGGGGGCTCTTTCCCCTCCCACTCTTGCCACCACTCTCTCTTAACGATAGCCGTAGACTCAGATGTGGGTTGCTGCTGGTACTGTGCTTGCCATTTGCCGCTAGGTATCTCAGCCTTTACCGCCATTAACTCTTCAATGGGCCAGAACTCAGGCCAAAGCGGTTTGCCACTAGGTAATATGGCTGGAAACTCAATCACTTCCCACTTGTCGCCACCCATTGCTGCAGACTCTAATATCTGCCCTGTAAGGTCACGTAGACTCCAACGAGTCATAACTATAACAATAGCCCCACCGGGCTGTAACCGCTGACGAGGACCAGATGAGTACCAACTATACACCTTATCGTACACTTCAGGGTTGTACTGCGCTATAACCGCATCGCCTTCAGAGTGTGGGTCATCAATTATCAGTAGGTCAGCACCTTTACCCGTTACAGCACCGCTGATCCCGATAGCGAAGTAGTCCCCTCCCGCGTTTGTGTTCCATCGCCCCGCCGCTTTAGAGTCTGTTTGTAGCCCTACACCCGGAAATATGGACTGATACTCGTCCGACCCTACTAAGTTACGTACCTTACGACCAAAACCTACCGCAAGCTCTGCCGTATGCGAACACTGAATGACTTTCTTCTCTGGAAAGCGCCCTAAAAACCACGCAGGTAACAAGTAAGAAGAGAACTCACTCTTAGTATGACGAGGACCTAAGTTAATAATCAGTCTTTTGCACTCACCATTAGCCACCCGTTCAAATTCTTTCGCTATACGCGCATGGTGCCGCCCATAAATAAAACTAGGCCACACTTCCTGCACAAAAGATAAGAAGCTTGTCTGTGCATCTTCCCTAGCCTTACGCTTTTTTAGCTCTTTTATAAGCTGCGCAAGGTGTATACGGTCAGATTCAGGTAAAGCTGCTAGTCTATCTTTCATCAACAATGCATTAGAGGGTTAAAATAAAGGGCAACAAGCCCTGCAACTAATACCGCCCAACTTATAATCGCTAAACGTACGTCATCTTCAGGCCTCATCATGCACTTCTCCTCGTAATTCTTCGTCAGTAATCTCTTGTGGGGCTTCTTTAACCTCTCTAGCAACTAAATCCCCTAGTGAATACGTGGCTAATAAGCTTGAAAGCTCTGTCTCTAACTCTTTTGTAGGCTTATCAGTCGTTGCTATTTCTATTTTGGTACTGAACAGCCCAATCTCTGACACCTTACCTAGCATCTCTAGGGCTTTTATAGCTAACTTAGGGTCTTCACTCTCTGCCAATTCAAACATCTTAAAGATTAGATACTGCCGCATCTTGTTTGTTGCATTGGGGAGATTATAGTCGAACCGTTTTAATAGTTTCTCAAGGGCTTTCGCGGCGCCGGATGTAGTAGGTGCAAGAGGTGCATCGGGTTGTTCAAGAAAAATGCTCAAGGCTTCGTTCTTTTCTTGGGCTGTAAATTCAGGGGGAAGTTTTGTATAAGGTACGCCGTTGTTCAGTAAGAATGATCTGTCGGCAAACACTTCTTGGGCTTGTAAAAAGGTGCTCTCAGCACTTCGCTCAGACGGAGCTAAAAGGGCTTCTAATTCTAGAATTGTTTCTAATTCAGGATCCATAATATACCAGTATGCGCAGAACTCAAAGGTCCAGATAATCTCTAGCCTATCATGGTTTTCTAAATTTTTGTAGAAAAATTTTTTTGCTTTGGCACTTATTTTAGTGACGGGGGGTGTTTTGGCGGGAGGAGGTGAAAATTGATAAGCTGTGCACAGCTTATCAAAAAATAAATTGGAGGTCAAGGGGAATTTGAAAAAATTAGGAATTGTTTGTGTGTAACATAGTATTAGCGCAGTACGGGACTCCAAACTGAAAAGGGGGCTTCCCCGCCCCGTACCTTCAGCCCACTCGACTTAGACGTTAGCCCACGGAATTCAAGGGCTGTGGAGACCTGTTTCCCCTCAGCCAAGACGTTAGTTGACATCGTCGTACAATATGCTACAATGTAGTTCAGTTAAAGCAATTCCGCTTTAACTGGCTAAGATATAACGTTATAACTTAGCTAACATACTTTATTTATAGGTGATTCAAATGGCTACAACTACACAAGAAAATAACAATGTTAAAGCGGCACAACTATTATCTACTTTATTAGATAAAGTAGATAACTATGACGAGGGCTTTTCTACTTTATCAGAGTTACACGCGGCTAGGATTAAACCACTAGAGGCTTTAAGAGCGGCGGGTTTTAAAGCAGTACAATCTGGTAAAGCTGTTAGATATAACCCTAACGCCGCACCATTGGCTAACGAGTATCCTTATACAGTAGCAATTAGCGAGTTCGAGGCAAGATTTAATAAAAGATGGGATAGTAAACTAACGCCTAGTCAACTAGAAGCAAGAAGATTAGGCGACCCAAAATACAGCCCAACTAAAAAGCAGTTAGATGACAATAACAAACAAAAAATTGCTAGTCTTAACTATTGGCTACTTAATGGTAAATTTACTACTAACATAGGTAAAGATAAGCCTAAGCTAGAAGCAGAGTTAGCGGCGGAAAGATTTTCAGAGGCAACACTAGAGGCTGTAAGAGCCAACACAAAAGCTAAGATTGCCATCAGGCAATCAGCTGAAAATAAAAAACTGGTTGAGCAAGCGACTAAAACACTAGCTAAAACAGTAGCTAAGGTTAAAGAACTATCAGCATCAGGTGACATCGAAGCGTTAAAGGTAATTGAAGCGAAAGCTAAGTTAGAACGTTCTAACTTAGCCAAGCTAAAAGATAATCTTAAGATAGCAGAGGTTGAATCCAAAAAAGCGGCTACCGCTAAAAATAAAGCAGATAAAGCGGCAGAGGCGACAAAACAAGCGGCGGCAGATAAAGCGGCGGCAGAGTTAGAAAAGAAAAATAAAGCGGCAGATATGAAAAAATTGGCTACTGAGCTCAGCAATAAATACACCGCTGAGCAAATAACCAAACTGATTGTCGAACTACAAAAAACAATCTAACCTGTAACACTAAGCCCACTCAATTGAGTGGGCTTTTTTTTGTCTTGAGTTTTTGAAACCTGTTCTTGATACCTGTTACGTCTAAGACGTTTAGTAAATTACGTCTGGTCTAGCCCACATTTAGCGAAAACCACCTGTAACGATGAAATGGAGGGTTAGCCCAGCAAGGGGATAAACATAATTCCTGCAAGCCCAGCAGTGGTGCGGGTTAGAAAAAAAAGGTCTTATTATTATTATTATTATTATAATATATATATAGAGAGGAAAGTTTTTCAAAATTTCTTCTTTTTCCCTGTGACACGTGTTGTACAGGGGAATATATGTTTTTTTACTTCTTTTTGTTCTTCCTCTCTCATAATTCCAAATCTTTAATAACACTATTTTTTGCCTTACCTTTTTCGCTCCCGTCCCATTCTGTGTGCCCTCACAGGAATTATGTTTATCCCCTATCTAACCTAAAGCCTATATTTGTCGTTACAGCTGGTTTTTTATTTTTGCTTGGTTTACACTATAAATCCCAAAACACCCCAACCACAAAATAAGAAGGTAAACACCCATGCTAACAATAGACCAATACCAAATAGGGTTAGATGAAGCCTTAAGATTGAACCGAATTCATGCAAATGAATACAGACGTTACAGATACGCCCTAAAGAAACACCTACGATTAAAACAAGAATCCTGTGTGCAGATACAAGGTCAGGTAGTGACCAAAGATAAACGCAATGTGGTAATAGACGAACTAACTGCAATAGCTAACTACATATACACCAATCCCAAGACGGGCAAGGAGACCCTACTACCCAAATATTACATAAAGAAAGCAATCGAAGATGCAATACAAGAGGGTTATAAAAGAAAGGAGCAGGAAAAAGCTAAGTTATACCCGTATAACTTACCTCAAAAACCGCAAGTAGACCCAGAACCGCAAGAACCGCTAACACAAGAGCGACTGCAACAACATCTATACTACGACCTAGAGGAAGGCACGTTTGAGTGGCAGACAGGCTCACTAGCAGGTAAAAGAGCGGGTAGCATCACTATGCCACCTAGTAAGCCTCCAAAGCAGTACAATGCAAAGGGTAAAGCGAATGACAAGAGTAAGCTACCACGCAAGCCAGTAAGTCCATCAGGATACTATATAGTGAGTGAGGAGGCGTATTTAACAGCACAAGCTCAGAATCCACGCCAAACAAACATATACCGACTGTTCTATGCAAAGAAAGCACCACAGGGAGCGACAGACGAGCTGATAAGAGTGCCATACTACCTTAAGAAGAGTAGACCCAGCATACGCATAGTGCTGTTAGGGAGAGAGTATAGTGCCAGCCAACTAGCATACCTTTATATGGGTGCAGGAGGCGACTGGAACTACACTCGCGGCATTGATAACGCATACAGGGTAAATACCACCATAGCACCAGAGGGTCTGAAGCTATACGACCACAAGACCAACAAGCCCAGACGCAAGCCGTGTAGAGATGGCGACCCACTCAACTTAAGATGGGACAACATCAAGCCTGACGCTGTCAGTACGGCGACTATCACTAAAGACCCGACGGTGAAGCGGGAGGGGAAACCTCCAAGCAAGAGAGTGTATGGGTACACACGCAACATAAAGCATATTAAAGGGCAATGGGTGGTGCAAGGAGTGGTAGAGAGAGGCAAGATACCAGACTTTTATGCGTGGAGTGAGGCTGATGCCATACGAGAGTTCGAGAAACGAGTAGCTAAGCTGAAAGGGTTCAAACAGAAGCTAAGGAACGGCGACATACTGGTAACAAAGAAACAGGTCTCGCGGGCGGGCGAGTAAAAAAACTAATTAAATCAAACACTTGACAAACACATAAAAAGGGCGTATAATATGTCCTGTAGTTTAAAAGATTCACCGCCTCAAGCGGTTGGCAACCAGAGAGCTAAGTTATACCGTATAACTTAGCAACAACTTAATAATAAATAGGAACAAGACAATGACAATGTTTAAACCACAAACTTACAATTCACTAACTGCTTTGAGAGAAGCAAACGTGCTAGAAGCACACAGCGACACAGTATTTCAAGGCTTAGATGTCTTCGGCTACTTCGAAGGCAATGCGTACTCAGTTGAGTACGTTTATGATGAAGTATCAGAGGCGAACTATGCAATAGCTGGGGATTGCATAGATGAAGAGCCCGTAGTAACACCTACTACGCCAAGAAAATATACCATAAGCCATGTAGCTACGTGCTGTATGGACTATTTTAGGGGGCATCACTTGCCCAACTTCTCTGTGATGGTAACAGGAGGGTCAACATATAAAGATGTTAGAGATGCCATGCTCGACTGGCAGACTACAGACCACCTAGACCGCGAACTGTTCAGGGATAGTGAGGACTACAACAACTTTCGTGATGCAGTTGAGGAGCTGTTTATACGAATAGATTTAGATAAGGTGTTCGATGCAAGACTAGAAACACCACAAACAGAAGAAGAGTGGGACTACTGGGACTACTGGGCGTTCTTTGTTGTAGAGATGGAGGAGGAAGGCGATGAATGAGCAAACTATAGCCTGAAAAGCTAAGTTATAACAATCTAACTTGGGTAGGTAAACCCTACCCATCACACAACATACAATAGGACAATCAGATGGAAAAATTAATTAGAGATGGTAAGGTAGCTGTGTTAATTTCAGAAGGGTACGGTGGAGGTTGGAGCACATGGGATAGTCAGTACCCAGAGTTGTTGTTGTTTGATGCAACAGTAGTATTAGCAGTAGATAAGGGCTTACCCTTTGTTAGTATCGAGGAGTATTTAAGGGTTAAGTACCCTGAAGCGTATTTATCCGCAAACGCCTATGCACAGCTAGTTGTGTATTGGTTAGAGCAAGGTACGGAATTTATTGTTGAGGAGTATGACGGGGCTGAAACAATAAAATTAAAATGTGAAACTAAGTGGGTGGTAGCATGAACTACAATGAACTATCAGACGAGGCAAAGGAACGTGCCTTTAATGACTTTAAGAATAGGGAATTATATGACAACCATTGGGCACATCATGTGCTAGAAGATTGGGTTGAGCGGTTGGAGGACATAGGCATTGATACTGGAGTGTATGACATACATTGGAGTGGGTTCCACTCACAGGGAGATGGTGCTAGTTTTCAAGGTGCTATAAACTTAAAAGAGTTCCTTGAGGCACACCCAGAGTTAAAGGCAAGACATAGTGAGCTGTACCTAAGCACAGTACCATTCGATACATTGTCAGACGACTATGCGGAGTACATGGTGCTCCTACGAAGAACACAGCACCACAGTTATTACCACGAGAACACCATAACTCTTGAGTGGGATATAGGAACTCACGATGATGGAAAGTTCGATAAGGTGATGACCGATGCTGAGCCTGATATATTAGAGCAATGCAGGGAGCATATGCGTAGCTTGTATAACGACCTGCAAAATGCCTATGAGCACGAGCTAGGACTAGATTGTTTCCTTGAGGGCGTAGAATACATGGACTTTGAAGAGGACGGGTCGCTGTCATGACAGAGGAGGAGCGTAAGAAGGTTATGGATATATTGATAGAGCGTATGCTAGAAGAGAATAGTATTGCATGGTCTAACCTTAGTAGTGACTATAAGACTGAACTGTATATAACCTTTTACCTAAACAAATATAGCGATGAAAAACTGATAGCTGAGCTATTGGGAGTAGACAATGACAAGTGAAGAGCGTGTAAAAATGCTAGAGATATTATGTGAGAGGGTGTTAGCTGAGAAGCGATGCAGAGGGGACTATACAGATACTAGCTGGGTGCTAGACTACCTATCGCATTACCAAGCAGACGAGGTATTAATAGCTAAAGTATTGGGAGTAGACAAAGATTAAATGTGTGACCTAAGCTGGGTAGGTGAATAAGCCCAGACGCCGTATATCTGTGAGTGGGCGTTTGAATTAACCGCAGAGGTATCAGGCAGGGCAGCCTATTAATATGTACGCTTTACCGCCTTGTGCTGATACACCCCAACCATACAACTAACAGGATAAAAACATGAAAGCACAACAAGAAATGAGAGCAGAACAAGAAACTAAACTAAGAAGTGAGGCATTGAACCGCATTATGAAACAACATGAGGAAGAGGTGGACATACTAGCAGACGCGGTTGACCACTATAGGAATATATGTGCAGGGCTGGTGTTAGCTCTTGTGTTGACCCTATCAGGTGCAGGGTATAGTCTGTACTATTTAAGTAAGCCCTGCGAGAAGCCTGTGCAGGTAGCTAAGGTTGAGAAAGTTAAGAAAGGAGGTGAACAATATGTTCTAACCCCTTGACATATAAGGAGTTTTACTGTATAATATGTTCTGTAGTTTAGTAAAGCCTCGCCCCCTCAAGGGGCTGACCAGACCTAAGTTATACAGTATAACTTAGCTAACCATTAGGAGAATCAAATGAGAAACATAACATCATTAGCGGCTGACCACTTTCATAGTGGGGCATATTTTAGTCGGGGTAATACAAAGGTTACTGTAGAAGGTAACGTAATTAAATTGTTATTGCATGGCAACTGCATAGCACAGCGTACACCTCTAGCTTACACCATCACCAACTGCGGTTGGTTCACGCCCACTACTAAGGAACGGTTGAATGGGTTAGCTGGTGTGAGCATAGTACAGAAAAAAGGAGATTGGTATTTGAACGGTGAGTATTGGGACGGTGAGAATATTATTATTGGGTGTATGTCATGAGCGAGTTAAAGATTATAACTGATAACAAATACCGCCCTGTATTGTATTGGTACGACCTATTGCCAAAAGAGCAGGAGGAGTATGCATATCTTAATGATAGCGAGAGTGGTGAAGAGGTAAACGATTGCTCGTTCTTTAGATATAGGAAGTGGTGCTACTTTCTGGGGGACTTCATGCGGGTGGATAACAACGCGCCTTTACCGCTCAAAGGGTGGGACGGATACCACAACGATTCATTCTTTAGTGGGGTATTAGTAAGATACAGCGAGTGTGGTGATGCAGTTAAGGTTGCCACATATATTAGTTAAGCAACAGGTTTCTTTTTCGGGTACAAGTACCCACCTTTTAATTTTGGAGAACATCATGTCAAATACAAACACAAACGTAAAAAGCCTTTCATCATCAGCTATGCTGGTTTCTCTTAGCATCAGCCTGTGGACAGCTCGCAAGTTAGACAAGAAAGTATCTAACGATGTAGACATATCAAATAGTACGAGAACAAAAGCGGGCAACTACCACAAGAACTTACTCGCTGGTGATGACTCACTTGCGGCAATCCAAAAGCTGGCAGGGCTTATCAGAACTTACCACATGACACAGACATCACCGTGGAACGACAATGGCGACCGCTTGCTGACTACTGCTCAGTTCTTTACTTATAAGAGTGAGATGGCACGACTTGAGAAGCAGTATTGGGGCTTAGTGAATGACTTTATTGCAGATTACAACTTAAGGGTAAGTGCGGCGGCGTTCCAGTTAGGTACGCTCTTTGATAGAGCTGAGTATCCTGATGCACAGGAAGTTATAAGTAAGTTCGGCTTTGTAGTACGGTACAACCCATTACCAGAGTCAGGAGACTGGCGTATAGATATAGGTAACGAGGGGCTTAACGACCTGAAAGACCAGTACGATGCAATGTACAATGCAAACATAGAGAAGGTACATGCTGACGCATACGACAGGTTGCACAGGATACTTACCCAGCTCAGCTTTGGGTTGCGTACTAACGAGGACGGTAGTAAAGGCAAGATATATGACAGTGTGTTGGAGAACACACGTGAGTTGTGTGGGTTGCTTACGCATTTCAATATCAAGGGTGACACTCAGCTAGAGGCTATGCGTATTAAGTTAGAGGACAGCTTTACTGGCATTGATAGTAAAGACATTAAAGACAGCGACTATGTACGTGTTACCTTGAAGCGTGACGTAGATGCCATATTAGATTTGTTTTAGGAGAAGAGAGATGGGATATAGAAGTGAGGTAGCGTATGCAATACGCTTTAAAAATAAAGAACATAGAGTTAGGTTCATGGCGGTTCAATTTATGAATGAGTGGATTAAACCAGAAGAGTTCTCATTAGTAGATGACGAAACTATTCTATTTAATAAGAGCGGTCTTAAATGGTACGATGAATATGAAGATGTTAAACAACATAGCCAGATACTTATAGATGCTAAAGAGCAAGGTTGTTCATATGAATTTTGTAGAGTAGGTGAGGATATAGGAGATATAGTTTATGATGGGGAGTATGGTACAGATGACAATGGGAAGCATATAGATTCCCCCGATATAGTATGCCCCACTCAGTACATATATGTAGAAACAGAAGGCGAACCATACCCCATAGGGGAGACGCTGGACACAGCGTAGCATGTAGCGTATAATATACCTGCAGTCGAAGAAGCATCGCTCCCTTAAGGGGCTGACAACTATAACAGCTAAGTTATAACAACCTAACTTAGCACAACAACTAGGAAACAATTATGAAAAAGCCATATAGCAGTATATCAATGCAAGAGTGCATTAAACTTATCTCAGCAGTAGGAGATAAGATATCTGTCCTTGTACAGGGTGAGATGGGTTGCGGTAAGTCATCTATATTAAAAGAGTTAGCATTACTTCACCCCAACCATGTGCCTTGTTATGTCGACATCACCACTAAGGATGTGGGAGACTTTCTTATTCCACAGATACGTACACTAGATGGCACACCAGTGTGTAGCTTTATCCCTAATGAGGAGTTCGGTCTGCACTTAGGTAAGCCCGTTATACTAATGTTCGATGAGTTAGGTAAGGGTAGCAATGCTGTAAAGAACGCATGTCTTACAGCGATTCAGGAGAGGAAGTTAGGTATCCATAAACTACCAGAAGGTTCAATCGTATTTGCCACAACTAATCTGTCAGTCGAGGGTGTAGGTGATAGCATACTACCCCACTCAAGAAACCGTATGTGTACCGTCAAGATGCGTAAACCTACTGCGGAGCAATGGCGATGGGACTTTGCCCAAAATGCGGGGATTGACCCTGTAGTTATAGCAACTGCTATAGAGTATCCAGCTATGCTGGCATCATTCGAGGACTATGAGCGCCCCGATATGAATGAGTACATCAATGACCCTCGTGTACCAAGAGCGGCGTTCGTTACGCCACGTTCATTAGAGAAAGCGTCATTCATACTACAGAGTTGCCGTGATATGCCAGAAGATGTATTAACCCATGCGTTGTTTGGGGTTATCGGTGAGAGGGCTACGATGGATATGATGAATGTCTTGAAGTTAAGCAACACCATGCCTAGCTGGGCTGAAATCATCAACAACCCGACTACTACTGTAGTCCCACATAACGGTGCGTCCACCTGCTTGATAGTATCAAAGGCACTAAGTAACGTAGAAGATACTACCTTTGGTAGCTGGATGCAGTATATGGCACGACTGTCTAAAGAAGCACAGGCTCTGTTCGCTATGAGTGTTATGAGTTCTAAGAGTCCTAAGCGTAGCATAGCAGCTACTAATAGAGTCTTTACTGAATGGGCTGTGAACAACGGCTACCTTTTTAATTAGGAGAGTGAGATGGTACTAAGTGCAGAGGATAGAATAACCAAAGCTCACATAGCTTTGATGCAAGACAAGCGTACCCTAGCATACTCAGGGTTGTTGATGGTAGGTAAGGTAGAGGTGAAAGATGACTGCCCTACAGCAAGTACCAATGGGCGTGATGTTACATATGGTAGGGCTTTCGTTGAGAGTCTTAAGGATAGTGAGTTACGGTTTCTTATACTACATGAGACCAAGCATAAGTTATATCAGCATCTATTTGTGTGGCGTAAGATTCATGAGGAAGATGCTATGTTAGCTAACATGGCGTGTGATTACGTTATTAACCTAGAGATACAAGACCTTAACAAGTGGGGCGACTTCCTTGTTATGCCAGAGGGAGGGTTAGTAGACGAGATGTATCGAGGGTTAGATAGCGGCGAGGTGTTCGCTAGGTTGAAGGAAGATAAGAAGAACGGTAAGGGCAACGGTGGTAAGCCTATGGACGAGCATGACTGGGACGGTGCTAAGAGTTTAGACGAGGCAGAGAAGGAGGCGTTAGCTAAGGAGATAGATAGTGCTGTACGTACTGGTGCACTGTTAGCAGGTAAGCAGGGGGGTGAGGTAGACCGTAGCTTTGATGCTGTGATGCAGTCTAAGGTTAATTGGGCTGAGCAGTTACGTGAGTTCGTATCGACAGTATGTGCAGGTAAGGGGGACAGCACATGGGCTAAGCCTAATAGACGCTGGTTACAGCATGACATCTACATGCCCAGTCAAATCAGTGAGAGCATTGGTAGTATCTGTGTAGGTATAGATACATCAGGCAGTATATCAGGCGAAGATATTGCAAAAGCATTGGCAGAGTTAGTTAGTATATGTGATAATACAACTCCCGAAAAAGTAGATTTACTTTACTGGGATACAGAGGTTGCCGCTCACGAGCAGTATCGTGAAGAGAATTACAGTGGGTTACTCACATCTACCAAGCCTAAAGGTGGAGGTGGCTCTAGTTCCCTGTGTGTATTTGACTATGTCGTTAAGAATAAGTTAGAGCCACAGTGCATTGTAATGATTACAGACGGATGGATTGAGTTTCCACAGACAGCCCCACTGTACCCTACTATCTGGGTAATGGTAGATAACAAACACACTGTGCCCCCATTTGGCTCAGTAATACGGGTGGACTAATGACAATACGAATAGATTTAACTTCCAATAAAGCTACTCATTTAGATAACGTGGTTCTGAAGGAGGGAGATGTCATATCGTTTAGTGATGTTTCTGAGCTAGACCCCCCAGTGCCAGAGAGGGTGGCACTACTTAGGTTAAGTCCTCATGGGGAGCATGTAGAAGGTATTGGTATGCGGATAGACGAGCATACCTATGTAGTGAATGAGATGTAAAGGTTAAGCTCCTGCCTTTCAGGGGTTATTTAAAGAGGAAGTAAAAATGCAAGGTACTCATGAACAAGATAGTTTGGTATAGCTTGGGATTAGTTGTAATCGTAGGGCAAGTATTAATTATATTGGTAGATATAGTAAAGGGTGTTCATTAAAAAATGGGGTTACGTATTTACCGTAACCCCTATGAGCGCAAAACCAACCCAACCAATAACAATAAAAGGAAACACATTATGCAAGACAAAGATACCACAGATATGCAATACCGCAAAGATTATTATCAGCTCAATAGAGAAAAGTATAGGGCGAAAGCTTTGGAGTATTACCACAAGAATAAAGAGCGGCTTAACGAAAACAAACGCGCGTTAAAAATGGAGGAGGTACAAGCTCAAATGACTCTGAACCCGAAACCTGTTTCCTTTAAAGCTGTTGAGCCCGCCCCAATCAAACGCAAAAAAACGCCTAGACGTACCAAACCTACAAGTGTGTTTAATCCTGTAACCCCCCTTAACGGAGAGAATGGTGCATATACCATGATAGATATAGCCAAGATGATAGGTATAACATACGAGAGGCTACGTTCTAGGGTGGCAAAGGATAAGCGGTATATGATGCCAGCCCATATGTACACTAGGCTAGACGGTAGTAAGTTATATAACAAAAAAGAGATAGATGACTGGCTACCTTATATCATAGACCTATTAGCATTTGACCCGTCAGCACATAAGAAAGCCCGCATAACATTATCAGGAGATGCAGTACATATAGTTAATTTCATGCGTAAGAATAAAAAAGTAATAGCTCACTGTGATAAAGAACGAACTAGATTGAGGGGTTTATGGTTAGACAGCTTGACTTCGCGCTGATGTTAAAAGTGTTGTATAAGAGAGGACACACTCTAGCTGATATAGCTAGAAAGACTGATACAGCTATGGGTACACTGAGTTGTGTTAAACAAGAAACTAAAGCCCCACCAGCAGGATGGTTAGAAGGCATCGCGATGCTAGATTACTGGCTTAAGGCGACAGGCGAATCCCCACCACGTATAGGGGACTATATAGATGTAGGAGAATTTACAGATGAATGAGCATAAAGATTACCGAGTAACGGTACGAGTAAGGAATAACAATATACTTAAATTGATTGAGGCTAAAGGAGTATCTGTGGCTAAGGTAGCTGAAGATATAGGTATGTCTTATACTACATTGTTGGGATACATCCAACTACGTGATTCTCCAATAGACGCAAAAGGCACTCTAAAACTGTCAGCACAAAAAATATGTGCCTACTTTGGTGTGCTGGTTGAAGAAGTATGGTCGCTAGAACAGCTTACCCCTATAGAGTCTAATACACGAGAGCTTGAGTTCTCCTACCATGAGCTAACACGGCTTGAGAATATCTCTGACCCTATACTAAATCTTGAGAACGACCAATTAAAAGAGGTTATAGACTTTACCTTAGACACAAAACTAACCCCTAGAGAATCTAATATATTAAAGTTAAGGTTTGGATTTGAAGGAGACCCTCTATCATTAGAGCAGGTAGGAGACGTATTAGGAGTAACAAGAGAACGTGCAAGACAGATAGAAGCTAAGGCTCTTAGGAAGCTAAGACACCCTTCTAGACTTAATAGAGTCCGTGTTTGTTTGGGGGAGCGCGAAGTTGGTCCACAACGTTGGGACGACCCTAAAAAACTAGCAGAAGAAAAATTAGCAGATGACTTAGCGTTTTTAGAATACAGAAGTAGTAAGGAGCTCGTAGATGAGGACTAAAGAAGGTGAGGTTAAAGATAAAGTTAAGAAGGCACTAACTGATGCAGGTGTATGGCATTTCTTTCCAGCGGCTAATGGGTATGGTAGGTCAGCTATACCAGATATAATATGTTGTGTGCAGGGTAAGTTCTTAGCTATTGAGTGTAAGGCAAACGACTTAAAGCCTACGGCAATCCAACAACGTGAGCTAGATAGAATCACTCAAAGTGGTGGGGCTGGCATCTGCATAAACGCTACGAACGTAGATAAATTAGTTGAGCACTTGAGGAGAATGTCAAATGGTGAGGAAGATGTATGCGAAAGGTACAAGTAAGTTAGAAGGGCTGTGCTTTTGGTTGTTAGTAGGGGTGGTGTTCGTAGTAAGCAGTATCTTTATAGCCGTGTTTGTACCCTTAGCATTATTCGGAGAGCTATTTAACCTTTGGGGAGATAAAAAATGAGGGCTAAAGAATGAAAGCGGTTGTAAAAACTGATAATAAATATAAGAAGTTTTTATACTGGGAAGACCTAACAGAGAAAGAAAAGGAGGACTTTACCTACGATGAAGGAGAAACATTCATAAGGCTCTTTGATTATGTTTACTTAGTTCCTTATGATTTTATATCTGCCGAAGGGTGGAGTTTAGCTAGAAAGCATAAATGGGATTTGATTGAGCAAATAGACTACCCTATGAATGACATAGACTACGTAGTAATTCTCAAATATAACTATCATAAAACTGCCGTTAAAGTAGGAGTGTACTGGGTATGAAACTACAACAAATGCAGTATCCACTAGCAACAACCAGTGCTAGATGTATGGGTACTAACTGCAACCAGAAGAACCTATGTCAGAGATACCTGACCATTGAGATAGACACACAGAACTACGTGTGGCATATGGACGTAAAGAAAGAAATAGATGATGACGAGATATGTGACTTTTTTATTGAGTGGGGTGTGTGATGAACAGAGAAGTAGTGGTGAACCTATTTAAAAAAGTAGCAAGGATACTAGAAGACGACAAGGAATACGAATGGTTAGCTGATGAGGTCAAAGATTACTTAAATGAAATACATGTTAATGAAGAAGCAGAACTTGAACAAGCATTAAAAGATACTATTGACGATGAAAGAATAAGGCAAATAATGATAAATTGCATCGCATATAATTAAAGTGGAGAAGAAAGGTGAATAAAGAAAGAGAATTGCTTAAAAGAATAGCGAACTATGGGGATACTATATCTCCACATTTTATTTACGAGATAAATGAACTACTCGCCCAACCTGAGCAAGAGCCTGTGGCTTGGATGCAAGATAGTATTGAGTTATATGTACTAGAAGAAAAATCCGCAATAAGAGGTTATGTAATACCCCTATACACAGCACCACCAACCCGTGAGCCTTTAAGTGATGGTGAGATACGTGATGGTTTAGATGGTAAAAATGGTTTTGAAAATTGGTATGATGATAGGTTTGTGGATGGGGTTCGGTTTGCAGAAAAAGCACACGGCATAACTGGAGTAGATGATGAGTAAGGAAAGAGATTTGTTATTAGTAGCATTAGACTTTTTAGACCCAAGAAGATGGTCAGACCCATCTGACCAACATGTTTTAAATATTATTTCTAGGGATATTGAATTGTTACTCGCCCAACCTGAGCAAGAACCTGCGGCTTGGATAATTGAAACAGAAATTCATGGAAAACTTAGTGAATGGGTATGCACTGATAAAAAACATTACATGGAAGAGCATGATTCTATTAAAGAACCAATACCTCTCTACACAGCGCCACAAAAACGTAAACATTTAACTGACATAGAAATATCAAAAGGGTTTAAAGCTGATGATGAAGCCACACACCTTTACAGTTATTGGGCAGGTGTTGAATTTGCTGAGAAGCATCACGGCATTGGAGGTGGATGCGATGAGTAGGGAAAGCATATGAATATCTATGAAGCTAGATGGAACAATGTTTTGAGCTGGGCAAAGAAAGTCAAGGAATATTACGATACTGGCAAGTATATGATTAAGTGGGATGATGATTTTTATCCAAATGAGTATGACTTTGTTATTGATGAAGAAAACAGATTAATTTCCATCGATTCGAAAGATGGAACAACTGGAAATCAGATATACGAATATGATTTAAATTGGGATCACGGCTCTTATACATCTATCACTGAAACCAATAAAATATTATCAGAAATTAATTTATATAGGATGGAAAAGGTGAAGATATGACCGAACAAGGAGCGTTAAAAGCAAAACAGATGAGGCTATATGATATTTGAAGAAGAACCAACGCTAAAAGAATTTTCCGATAAATTTAATGAGTATGTAAATGACCTCATGACGACTGACGGAAATGTAGCAAGTCATACCTTTCCTGCCGCAATCTATTTTGAAGTGGAGGGTTCAGATCATCAATATTCTATATCAGAATGGTGCGGATCAGTTTACAGAAATCCCACAAAGATACCTACAAAACATCAAGGAGGTTATTAATGAGTAAAGAAAGAGAGTTGTTGAGAGAAATAATGTGCTATATAGCATCGGGCGTAGTGTCTATTACAAGTAATGATCTTGGTGATGCCGCAGAAACGTTGCACGAAATACAAGAACTCCTCGCCCAGCCTGAGCAAGAGAACTTTGGGGTCTTTAAAGCCTTTTTAGAGCAGCTTGAATTTGATATACAACAAGACAATATAAAACGCCTAGTGCTATGTATGAGGCAAGATAATAAAAGTGTTTTAGCACAAGCGGTTTTAGATTATATGAAAGAGATCAATGCACCTATTGATATGGAGAAAGAGTAATGAATACAAGAGATAAGATAGCTATAGCGGCTATGAATGGGTTAATGACTAAGAAGACTTGGAACTTGCAAGAGTTTGCACAAGACCCTATGAGGATAGCAATGTGGTCATACGATATAGCTGATGCAATGATAATAGAGAAAAAAAGAAGAGAGCTGGCGGAGAGGAACAAACTAGAGGAGGCACCTAACCCACACCTTAAAGTTTTGATAAGAGACCTTGACCTTACCACACGTGCCCAAAACTGTTTAAAAGCAGAGGAGATAGTATCTATTGAAGACTTAGCTCAACGGACTGAAGTTGAGCTATTAAAAACACCTAACTTAGGTAAACATACTCTACGTGAGATAAAAGATATGCTTACTCTTAGGGGTTTAAATTTACAAGAGAGACACTAATGCAACTAATGACAATAGACTTCGAATCTTTCTACAGCAAAACATACAGCCTATCAAAGCTGACCACAGAAGAATATATAAATGGGGAGGAGTTTGAAGTTATTGGAGTGGGTATTAAGCTAGGAGATGCAGAGACTACGTGGCATACAGGAGATCGAGTAGAGATAAGTAAAGTGCTTGGTCAATATAATTGGAGCGAGATTACTTTAGTAGCACACAACTGTTTCTTTGATGCGTCTATCCTTAGCCTTTACTTTGGTATCTTTCCAGCTAGGTATATGGACACTCTATCTATGGCACGTGCTATACATGGTATATCGGTAGGAGGTAGCTTAGCTAAGCTGGCAGAGCATTATGAGCTGGGAGTTAAGGGCACTGAGGTTGTTGATGCATTAGGTAAACACAGAAGAAACTTTACTGCGGGAGAACTAGCTAGGTACGGTGAGTATTGTATTAATGATGTTGAACTGACTTATGCACTGCTACAAAAACTACTAAGCCATTACGGGAATACACTTGAGCTACGTCTGATAGATATAACAGTTCGTATGGGGGTTGTTCCTAGATTACAGGTAGACATGGGGATACTTGAGAGCCACTTATATGAGGTGAAGAAAGCAAAAGAGGACTTATTAGATAAGATAACAGTCGATAAGTCTGAGATTATGTCCAACCCTAAGTTTGCTAAGTTACTAGAAGATTGCGGCGTTGAACCACCTATGAAGATATCGCCTACTACAGGTAAGATGACGTATGCATTTGCCAAGACTGATGATGGCTTAAAGGAATTACTTGAACATCCTAATCTTATGGTACAGGCGTTAGTTGCGGTTAGGCTAGGGGTTAAGTCTACTATTGAGGAGACACGTACTGAACGCTTTATAGGTATAGCAAACCGCATGGGGAGAATACCTATCCCACTTAATTATTATGGAGCGGCTACAGGTAGGTGGTCTGCAGGTAGTGGGCAGAAAGTAAACTTCCAAAATATTCCTAGAGGGTCTAAACTTAAAGAAGCAATCATCGCACCACAAGGATACGTTATAGTAGGAGCTGACTTATCAAACATCGAGCTACGTGTAGGTATGTGGGTAGCAGGTGAGACAGAGGCTTTGAGGACACTAGGCGAAGGTGGGGATTTATATAAGGAGTTTGCTAGTATGGCATTTGGTGTGCCTTATGATGAGGTAACTAAAGACCAAAGGTTTATTGGTAAGACATCGCAACTAGGACTAATTTTTGGGGTCGGTGCGGCAAAGCTAAGAGGTGCTGTGAAGGCAGGGTCAGGTAAAGACTTAGGGGAGGCAGAGGCTAAGCGGATTGTTGACTTGTATCGTGCAACTTACACAGGGGTTACTGGTCTATGGAGAACGTGTAATGATGCTATTAAGTGTATAGCAGATGATGTACTAGGGTTTACATTTGGTACTAAAGGTATATTTATAGTTGATGGAAAGAAAGGAATAAGACTTCCTTCTGGTATGTACATGCAGTACCCGCAACTAGCTAATGGAGTAGATGAAAAGACAGGCGAGCAAGGATATAAATATAAACTTCGTAATGGTTATGATAGACTATACGGCGGTAAATTAACAAACAATCTAGTGCAGGGCACAGCCCGATGCATTATGTCAGAAGCAATGGTTAGGGTAAGTAAGCGGTATGACATCGTGCTTACTATTCACGATGCTTTATATATCCTAGCTCCTGAAGCAGAGGCAGAAGAAGCACTAAAGTTTTTAATGGAAGAGATGACCAAACCTCCTATATGGATGCCTGATATACCACTAGCGGCTGAGGGTGGATATGGTAGAAGTTTAAAAGATGCAGGATAATATGGCTAACAAAACAAGTAATAAGAACCGTAAGAAAAAACCAAACCCTTTTAGAGCGAGAGAGAACTATGGCTGACATTGCAGATAAAGCCAACGAGCAAGCCCAGTTAATACTGGAGAAACAAATAGCACTACAACGTGGCAAACCACTGGATATATACCAGAACGAGTCTAATAGATGTTGGTTCTGTGATGGTGATGTAGTTGATGGTAGACGGTGGTGTGATGAGCAGTGCCGTGATGACTATGAACGTGAGGTAGGGAATGAGTGAAGCAATAAGTACATTAGAAGAATTGGAAATTCAAATACGTAGTGAAACAATAATAGCTATGTATTTAATGGATCAACTCAATTTAAAGAAGAAGCTTATACATGAGTTATACGAAAAAGAAAGAGCTTTGAAAAGTGAAGTGGCCTAACTTTTATTTTCCACCTATAAACCTTTGGAGCTACCCTAATATGATAAACGAAGAATCAAATGTAAAACCTGTATGGAAGCCTAAAGAAGTTCCAGCTGACCCTATTAATAACCCAAGTCATTATACGCATGGTGGGATTGAAGTGCTAGATTACCTAGAAGCTAAAGGGTTGGATAAGGATTTTCACTTAGCTAATGTAATTAAGTATGTGTCTCGTGCAGGATACAAGATCAATAAGCTAGAAGATTTAAAGAAAGCTAGATTCTACTTAGACCGCAGGATTAAACTTTTGGAGATTGAATGACTCGACTATTAAGAAAGTGGTTTTGCCCGCCACACAGGTGTACAAAGTTTAGGCAGTATTACGGTTTGAACTTAAAGATATGTGATGAGTGCAAAAAAGAAAGCCCTTTGTGGGAAGCGAACATAATAAAACATCAGAGGTAGCTATGATAAACGGTTTAGGGCATGACGATAGTGGTGAGAATGAGTGTGATGTATGTAGCACAGATTTTACTGATGATGAAGGTGGGATTACAGGATACTTTGGTATCTTGCCAGTAGCGTTTTGTCCTGACTGCTTGAGTAGCATGTGCGACATGGTTAGTCAGCTTATGGGTTGGGGTGAGGAAGAGGACGAATGAACGAGAATGACATACAAAGATTCTGGGCTAAGGTAGATAAAACTAACGAATGCTGGGAATGGGCTGCCTATAAACAAAAGAATGGGTACGGTCAATTTGGTATAGGTAGACACTATATAGTATATGCCCATCGTGTATCTGCATATCTAGCTGGTATAACTACATCACTTAAAAGCAAAAGTACTAACGATCAAATATGCCATACTTGTGATAATAGGGGGTGTGTAAATCCAGCGCATTTGTTTAAAGGTACAGCTAAAGATAATGCGTTAGATAGAGATTTAAAGGGGCGAACAAATAGTGCTAAAGGGGAATATTCAGGTAGAGCTAAATTATCTGCACAAGATATAAATAATATTAGAAGTTATTATAGTGAAAAAGAAGCTACACAAAAAGAATTAGCTACACAATACCAAGTGCACCCATCTCATATATCTAGGATAGTGAATAATAAAAAATGGGCTTGGTTATGAAAGCCCCTCCATTTAGTTACTCTAGTTTATCGCAGTTTATAACCTGCCCAAAAAATTACGAAGCACACAAGGTTTTAAAGTACATACCGTTTACTGACACAGATGCCACACTGTACGGTAAGGATGTCCATTTAGCAGCAGAACACTATATAGGATCAGGCACCCCGTTGCCTGAGAAGTACAACTATATTAAGGGCTATCTTGATACATTAAATAATATCAAGGGCGATAAGTTCTGTGAGCTTGAACTGGGCATTAAGTTAGAAGGTGGCGAGTATAGCCTATGTGATTTTGAGGCGAAGGACAGATACTGGCGCGGGATTGCTGACTTAGTAATTGTAGACGAAGCGGCAGGTAAGGCGTATATTGTGGATTACAAGACAGGTAAATCTGCCAAGTATGCGGATACCAAGCAACTTGCACTACTAGCGGCGGCTGTATTTTTAAAGTACCCAGCAGTTAAAACTATTAAAGGAATGCTGTTATTTGTAGTGTCCCAAGAAGTAGTGAAAGCTGAGTACACGTATGACAGGCGCTTTGAGATATTTGATAACCTGAAAGAAGTTTTAATGCAACGTGAAGTAGCATACGAAACAGGTATCTTTAATACTAAACCTAATGGGCTTTGTCGGCAGTGGTGTCAAGCAGTTAGGTGTGTGCATAATGGGAGGTATGATGGCGACAAGTAGAAAGGCAGGGAAGTCAATTATGGATGAAATAATGTGGAAATATTATGATAGTCGTACTGATTCGTACGACTACAAGAGAATGGAAATTGACTTAAAGATTGACCTGATAATGTTAGATGATTTAAAGAAAGCAGAGGAGTTAAAAGATGGCATACAAGAACAAAGCTGATAGAAACGTAGCACGTGAAGTAGAGCTGGAGAAGAAGCGCCCCGGAGCTCATGAGGCTAGGATGGAGAGGCAACGTGCAAGACGAGCGGCAGACAAAGCGGGTATAGACAGAACGGGTAAGGACATAGATCACATACATGGTACAAAGGCAGGTAATGGGAAAGCTAACTTGAGACTTAGAACACCATCACAGAACCGATCTTTTACCCGCAACTCTGACCACACCGTAAAGATCAATGAGCCTAAAAAGAAAAAATGAAGATATCTGTAAAATCTGTGCGGGTAATGGCGGCAGATGCTGGTTTACCTGATACTTTAATTGATAGGCATTTAGACGCGTTATGTGGAATGGCATTACGCCTTAGAGCAGCAGAACGAAAACTATGCCAGAATAAAATACGTGGGTGGTATAGTGATCGAAACTTGAACAAGGCGCAGTTATTTGATATACTAGACGACTAAATAGAAGAAACGAGTCGCTCCCTTAAGGAGCTGAATGAGGTATGCAATGCAAATAGATGTAATAAACGACAAGATATTGTCGATAAAAACGGACGACCCTGACAGTATTCTGTCGGTAATAGAAAGAAGTAAGCAGGTAGCTGAGGATGAAGTCTGGGTGAATTTTGGTTTGGGTGAAACATATATCCTAAACAACCTGAAGATACCAAACGTGCCATCACCTATCCGAACTCAATATAAATGGACAGGCATGTACAAACCGTTTGAGCATCAACGGGTAACAGCAGAGTTCTTAACTCTGAACAAAAAGGCTTTCTGTTTATCTGAGATGGGCACAGGTAAAACTAACTCTGTAATATGGGCGGCAGACTATCTAATGAATCTAGGCGTGGTAAGACGTATGCTAGTAATCTGCCCACTATCTATTATGGACGCCGCATGGCGTAGGGATTTATTTAGAACAACTATGCACAGGTCTGTAGAGATAGCACATGGGAGTCGTGAGAAGCGAGCCGCGATTATAAGCGGTAGTGCTGAGATAGTCATCATTAACTACGATGGTGTAGAGATAGTAGAGAAAGAGATAGATGCAGGGGGGTTTGATCTGATTGTAGTAGATGAGGCAACACACCTTAAGAACGTAGCTACTAAGAGATGGAAGACACTGAATAAATTAATTAAGGATGATACATGGTTGTGGTTGCTGACAGGTACACCTGCGGCACAGTCTCCAGTAGATGCGTATGGGTTGGCTAAGATAATGAACCCTAAAAGTGTACCTAGAGCGTTTAATGCTTTTAGAGACTTAGTACAGATACGCCAGTCTATGTTTGTATTTAAGAACCGACCTGAAGCTGAAGAGATAGTACATAGCATCCTACAACCTGCTATACGTTACACAAAGGAAGAGTGCTTAGACTTACCAGAGTTAGTGTATCAGACTAGAGATGTACCGTTATCTGCACAGCAGGAGAAGTATTATAAGTTGCTCAAGAAAGAGATGCTTATGATGGCAGGGGGTGAGGAAATATCAGCGGCGAACGCAGCGGTGGCTTTGAATAAGTTACTGCAGTTATCAGCAGGGGCTGTGTATTCAGATACAGGAGAGATAATAGAGTTTGATGTTAAGCACCGATCCAATGAGCTACTAAGTATTATAGACGAGACACCACATAAGGTAATCGTGTTCGTTATGTTTAGACATACTATCGAGTTAGTTCAGAAAGTATTACAGGATGAGGGGCACACTGTAGATATAGTACATGGTGGCATAAGTGTGGGTAAGAGGGCGGAGCTATTCAATCAGTTTCAAACTAGTAAAGACCCCCGCATACTGGTCATCCAGCCGCAAGCGGCGGCGCATGGTGTTACTTTACATGCGGCTAATACAATTATCTGGTGGGGTATGACCCTATCATTAGAGACTTATATGCAAGCCAACGCTCGCATACATAGAGCAGGGCAGATTAATAGGTGTACGGTTGTGCATTTAATAGGAAGTCCAGTAGAGAAAAGGGTACTTAATGTACTTGAGAGTAAAGGGGCTTCGCAAACGAAGTTATTAGATTTATTTAAAGAGGCAATACAATGATTAGAGAAGACATTATAACTGAAGAAGAGTTTGAAGAAATAGCTGAAGATGATGAGGAAGGGGTGCTTGTCCTTGTAAAAATAGTAGAAGGCGAATTAGGCGTAAGTCTTATGGTGGCGAAGGATGAACCAAACGGAGAATATTTTATGAATTTCTTGGATACGATTTATAGAACATCTGCATTTGAAGCGATTGAATTATTAATTAGGACTTGTGAAAAACATGAGAGAGGTGTACTCGCTAAAGAGATACGTGCCTTTTTAGAATCCCCCCAAGTTCTACACTAGGAGAGAGTTATGAAAAATATTATGTTTCTAATGTTATTAGCACCAACAGTATCTATAGCGGCGGCTCTTATACTAACTCCGGGGCAAGCTATGAAAGCGGTTATACCTACAGCTAATGGGTATGCTATAGCTGACATGGGCGGTGAAGGGGTTACACAAGTTATGGATGTAGGTGGCATGACAGCTATCGTAGGACCAAACGCACCAACTACACTCATAATTCCAGATGCTGGTGTTGCAACACCTGAGATGCTTATCCCATTGCCGGGGACTGATGTAGGCTTACCTGTAGAATAGGAGACAGAAATGAACGCAGAACAACTAGTAACAATATACATAAAAATGCGCGATGCACGAGTAAAGCTCCAAAGAGAGTTTGATGAAGCAGATGGAAGAATAAAGGAGCAACAAGAGCAAGTTACACAGGCTTTACTAGAGATGTGTAAAGAGACTGGAGCTGAAGGATTACGAACACCTGCAGGTAGTGTGTTTAAAACCATTAAAACTAGGTATTGGACATCGGATTGGGGCAGTATGAAACAGTTTATTAAAGATCACGATGCATTAGATTTAATGGAGCAACGAGTACACCAAACCAATATGAAACACTTTTTAGAAGAAAACCCAAACCTCATGCCTCCCGGTATGAACGTAGATAGCCGTTATAGCATTACTGTAAGGAGAAAATAAAATGGTTGATGAAGAAACCGATCAAGTTTACTTGACGGGAAAAGAAGTTAGTAAGATACTAGGCGTCTCTCGAGATACCTTATACCGATTAAGAAAATCAGGAGCCCTTGATACATACCGCAAGGGAGGGAGAAATGTGCTCTATAACGCAGCTGATGTTAAAGAACTCTTAACCAAAAGAAATACAATAACCAAACAACCAACCAACTAAGGAATTATTTATGAGCAACGAATTAAGTATTTTTAAAAACGGCGGTGCAGTACCTGCACACTTCAGAAACACAGAGTTAAGTGCAACTACTAAAGCTCTTATGGGGGGCACTAGCTCTAGACGTATCTCTATCAAGGGTAATATCTTCCGTATGGTAGTGGGTGGGCAAGAGATTGCTAAGAATGAAGATCGCGCAATGAACATCATCATTGCGGCGGCGGCTCCTAAAACATCAAGACAGTATTACTCGGCAACGTATCAAGAGGGTGTAGTTACTGCACCTGTATGCTGGAGTAATGACGGGGAACGCCCTGATAGAAGCAGTGAAGCACCACAGTCTGTGAGCTGTGCAACATGCCCACAGAACATTCAAGGTTCAGCAAAACAAGGTAATGGCAGAGCTTGCCGATATACGCATAGACTGGCAGTTTTGTTAGAGAATGATGCAGTTAGTGGTGAGTTGTATGAACTGTCTTTAGCGGCTACTTCTCTATTCGGTAAAGGTGAGAACAACAAAATGCCTTTATTCCAATATGCTAAATTGCTAGGAGCAAATGGGCTTAACATCACAGACGTAGTTACTGAGATGCGCTTTGATACTGACTCTGCTACACCTAAGATGGTATTTAGAGCGGTACGTGCTTTAGATATCCCAGAGCTAGAAGCTATTAAGAAACATGGGGAATCCCCAGAAGCTAAACTTGCAGTTACTATGTCTTTCCAACCACCTGCGGCGAGGTCTTCAGAGCCTGAAGAACTTACATTTGTACAGAAACCCGCACCTGCTCCTACACCTGAAGCGACAGTAGAACCTACTGTTAGGGAAAAGAAACCAGCGGCGGCACCAGCCTCTATGGAATCGGTATTAGCTGAATGGGCTGATTAACCTACTCTCCTGTGCTTACGGGGCGGATAATACCGCCCCTTTTTTTCCCGTAAATTCAGGTATGTGCCATGAATAGGCTAGATTTTTTAAACACTGTTTTACCGTCTCAGGGGGTGTACTGTGTAGCTGCTATGCAAAAAGGTAAAGCGTGGCAGGTATTTTTTGACTCCATAGAGGCTATAGATAAGTGGGCTGAAGAGCAACCACCGCAAGGGAGAGATGCGTATTTTTCTCCTTCAACATATAACAACAACAAAAGTAGAAACACAAAGAACGCTAAAGAATTTAAAAACTTATTTATTGATTTAGATATAGGTAAGAATACAGATTACCCTACTCAACATGATGGGTTAGTTGCTTTAAAGAATTTTGCAGCGGCGTTAAAGCTCCCTGCTCCCACTATCGTATCGTCTGGCTATGGGTTGCACATCTACTGGACTTTTACTGAGGCTGTAGGTTATGACACTTGGAAGCCTCTAGCTAACTCCCTTAAAGAACGTATTATGTCCTCGGAGTTTAGTGTAAAGGATTTAGGGATAACGACAGATGCAGTTAGGATTTTAAGACTCCCCAGCACGATTAATTTCAAAGGTGGTCTGGAAGCTGATGTAACACTCTTAAAGCTGAGCCCGCCAAACCCAGTAGAGATGTTTAAGCAGTTACTAAGTACAGGTGATCTATCTCCTGTAGCTATGATGGAGTTGTCAGGCTCAGGGTCTATATCAGGTAATGGGTTAAATGACACTACAAGAGCATTACTTGGCAATACGGTTTACAAGTTTTCTCGCATTATGGAGAAGAGTTTAGAGGGTAAAGGTTGTGCACATCTAGCCTACATATTTAATAACCCTGATGACATAACGGAACCTCATTGGAGAGCTGGACTATCTATTGCTCAATACTGCACTGATAGGGAGACAGCTATACACAACCTGTCTAATAAACATGCTGAATACAATCCTGTTGAAACAGAGATAAAAGCTACGAAATGTGAAGCTCCACAACTATGCAAGACGTTTAGACCTTTTAATGAGTCTTTATGTGATGGGTGTTCTTTTTGGGGTAAGATACGCACCCCTATCGTATTAGGGAAAGAGATACTAGAAGCTACACCTACTGAGAATATAGTAACTGCGGTTAGCCCTGACTTGGGTGTAGTAGATATAGAGATACCAGAATACCCTTTCCCTTATTTCAGAGGACCGAAAGGTGGCGTATATGTCAAGAAGCCGCTAGACGATATAGAGGAAGGAGAAGATGATAAGAACCTCGTGTATGAGAACGACTTATATGTAGTGGGTAGACGTACAGATCCTGATGCAGGGGAAGTTATCCACATGAGACTTATTAGACCCCATGATGGGGTTAGTGATTTTACAGCACCTCTTGCTACGGTAACAGCAGGGGATAAATGCAGAGATATGTTATCACAGCGTGGTGTCGCCGCAGGTAGCAATCAGATGAGAAATCTAATGAGCTATTTGGTGATATGGACTAAACATTTACAGAATACATCTAAGGCGGAATTAGTGAGAGTACAATTTGGTTGGAATGATAGTGACAGATCTTTTGTTATAGGTACACGGGAGCTCACAAAAGACGCTCCTCCTAAGTATAGCCCTCCATCGGCGGCTACTGAAAACATAGTGCACATATACTCTAAGGCAGGGACCTTAGACGAGTGGAAAAAGGTAGCGAATTGCTATGCATTGGAAGGTAATGAGGTAAGGGCTTTTGCTTTGTTCCTTAGCTTAGGCGCACCGATGTTTAAGTTTTTCTCTTTAGGCGGTGCTATTGTGCACTTAACTAATGCATCTTCTGGGGTAGGTAAATCGACTGTTCAAAAGGTAGCTAATAGTGTTTGGGGGCATCCTGATTTAGCAATGCTGGTGAGAGATGATACAGTGCAGTCTAAGTACCATCGTATGGGTGTAGTGCAGAATATGATTCTGTGTATGGATGAGCTTACTAATTTACACCCTACCGAAGTAAGTAACTTGGCATTTGGTGTTACTAATGGGCGTGGTAAAAACAGGCTACAAGCATCAGCTAACTCAGAGCGAGTGAATAACACAACATGGTCTCTACCTTGCATCACCTCTGGGAACAACAGTTTGCACGAAGTATTACAGACAGATAAAGCTGACCCAGAAGGCGAGCTGTTGCGTGTGTTGGAGATAGAGGTAGTACGTAGTGATAGTATGACTAAGCAAGAGACTGACCAGATATTCTCTAGAGACATGATAAAAAACTACGGACATGCTGGCGAGGTAATGATGCAGTATGTACTAGATAACTATGATGACTGCATTAAAGACTTGGAGCTTATACAAATAGAGTTTGATAAGGCGGCAGGGCTTGGACAGCCTGACAGATACTACTCAGCATTATGTGCAACAGCTCTATGGGGCGGTAAGGTAGCAAACGATTTAGGGTTAGTAGATATCCCAGTTAAACCTGTGTTTGATCGTATGGTTAAGCAGTTAAATAGGAAAGCACAGATACCTGCTGAGTCTTCTCTTGAAAGATCGAGTGCGTTCTTAGGTACATTCTTATCTGAGCATATACAGAATCAACTGGTTATAAATCAAAAAGCACCGACTATAGAGGGTATGATGACACTGCCGATAGAATCACCTCGCGGCGCACTGATCGTTAGGAGGGAGCCTGATGTACAACGAGCCTATATTATATCTTCGGTGTTAAAATCATGGTGTGCTAAGAAGCAGATATCGTATAGTTGTATGACAGACGACTTATCTAAAATGGGGATTCTCTTAGATATATCCAGAGTACGGATGTCAGCAGGTACGCCACAAGACAGCCCTGCAGTATTAGCATTAGTATTAGACGCATCAAAAATCCAGTAAAAAAGAGGGGGCATAACGCCCCCTTCCTTATCTCTCTACACCAATCGCATCACTTCTTTTAACTGCCTTTCTTGCAGCTATATTAATCTTTTTTTCCAACTCACGTATACGTGCAGCTTTCTCGTCTGGTGACATATTCACATCAGGTGTGTGTTTTATACGAGCTATTTTACTCTGCAAGGTTGCAATCTGATCCCCTGCAGTCCCTAGAGCTGGAGCCGCTCTACGTAGTTTTACGTTTTCTGGCTCCCCTCGCATAGTCTTAGCTTTTTCCATCTCTCCTGCTTTCTTATAAGCTCTAACTCCATTGACTATCTGTTCCGCCGATTTAGCTAGGGCGTAATACTTACTGAGATGTGTGTCTTTATTAGGAGCTGTATATACACCCTTCCATAGAAATTTCTCCCCTAATGCTTTTGTAGGGGCTGACACACCCGAAACACTAGAAAGGTAAGCGTCAGCTAGAAGTGAGGATAATGCCCAAGCTTCTGTAAACCAACCTTTACCTAAGTGCTCTATCTTATCAGGGGACATATTTAAGAAATCTGGTATGCCTTCTCCTATCTTTTCAGCAAGAGCTGACGCATGTGCTGTACGTTGGTTTAAAGGCAATCTACTCTCTGTAAAGCTCTCAATGTTATTACCTGTGTGGAAGTCATGGTTAGTTATCGTTTCTAGTATTGGTTTTAACAACTGGGGTAGCATTGGAGGGAGTAGTAAATCTTTACCTCCTTTACGAAGTGCCTCCCAACCCTCTGCAGGTGTGAGCGAATATTTAGATACTCGTACTAACAGCTCAGGAATAACTTTAAAGAAGAACCCTGCCTCAAAGGGGATAGGTATTTTAAAGAAAGGGGCGTTCTTATCTCCTGTAGGCACTAACCAGCTATTCATCCAGTCAGGAGAGTTTCTGTACTCCTCATCGTCATCCATCTGTAGAGCGTACAGTATAGATGCTGTAGTTATCATTGCCGCGTTAGCATAGAAATGCTTTCTAACTAATCGAGCTTCTTGTTGGTTGAGGTTGCCGTAGCTTCCGGGAAATGCAGCTCTAGCAAGGGTGTCCATACCATTTAACTGAGCGGAGAAGAACGGTACAGTAGCTCTGATAGCCGCAAGTCTTCTGTTGTTACCTTTTTTAGAAAAGTTTATTACCTCTCTAGCTTGCATAGCAGCATAGTTCTCACGTTGCTGTGGATCTACTATACCTTTTTTAGGAGCCGCTTTATAAGCTGCGTTATATACAGCTACACGAGTAGCCGCATCGGTAGATTCATGGATATGCATGAGGCCGTCAATAGCCCACTTTACTATTCCTCTCTTAGCGGCTATACCTTGCACGAATTGTTTTGGGTCGGTTATTGAATCTACAGCCCCTACAATACCGTGTCTCTTTAAGGTTTTATACTCTTTTGAAAAGCCTGTTAATATCTTAGCCATGTGGTATGCAGCGTGTAGAGGGGTGATAAGCCCTGACTGCGTTACCAAACTTGCCATCATAGGGTCTCGTATAAGCTGACGATACCAATATAAAGGGTTAATCAATGTAACAGCCCTAAACACTTTAGTATGTGCTTGAGCGGTTTTCATAATCCAGCCCGGTGTAAGAGGTAGCAGAGATTGAAATGCTTCAAATGCTACAGGATCATCTATATGGTAATATACTGCTTCACCATTAACTCTAAACATGGTTGCTTGCGGATCATCCGGTCCTGACTCATACACACTACTTGGGCTTACTTTTGCCATGTGTGTAACTGCTATACGTCTCGCAGTATTTTGTGCTGCTGCACCAGCCATAAAGGATTGGTGCCTAATTAAATTCTCACCCACATTTACTTTTTGTAAGCTACCTTTACGAGTCTCAACTTTACCCAGCTGCTTAGCACCTACTTTAAGTATCTCTACGTAATCTGAAGGGTTATCTACGAGGTCATCCATACTCTTATATAACGGGATATAGGAGGGGTTGTCACGCCAATCATTAGCTGTAACTGAATCAACAAGACCCCCAACCTCCCATAAGTCTACCAACTTGCGAAGACCTTCCCATATATCATGCATGATGGGTTCTAATCTGGCGTCTTTAGCTAGTAGTTCTTTAACCTCTGCAATCTGTTCAGGAGTTACAAGTTTTTCAGTGCCGACCCCTTCCTCCAAAGTTTTTGTCATTTTATCTGCAGCTTCCCTAAGAGCCGCCGCTTGATCTAAAAGAGCATCACGTTTAACTTTGTCTGTAGCCTTAGCAGCTAGGTCTTCTTTCTGTTGAGCTTTTGCTTCTTTAGCTGTTATATCTGCCTGTATATCCGATGCAGACTGCCTACCATGTCTAGCATAAAGTTTATTAGACGCCTCTTTTAGTTTTGTCATTCTACTATTGAGGGTTTTAAGTTCTTTATTGATGTCTTTTATGGCATCTTTTAGTGTCTGTATCTGAGCTGTATCGTTAGCAGATTTAGCGGCTTCTAGGCTTCTTCTAGCATCTACCAGAGCTTCTGTAAGTTTGTCTGAATCTTTCTGTAGGACATCTGCAAAATCTTTATACAACTTAGCATTAACTCGCTGCTCTGCATCTTTACGTAGGCTTTGTTCCCCAGTTAGTACACGCATTGCCGAGAAGAATGTTTTACGGGAATCTTTATAACCGAGAGCATCAATACGTTTAAAGATATCTTCAAGAGCTAACCTTTTCTCAGTAACAGACATAAGAGTACCGTCACCTGCATATACTAAGTACCCATCACTATTACGTATTACGTTGTATAGTTGCTCATTTGCTTGTATCACCATATCAGCACGTAAAGCACCGCTCTTATCAAACATAGGTAAAGGTTTTAATAGCCTACTTAGCCCCCCTGTTTTATCTATCCAGCTAGTACGTATTTTAGATAGGAGGTTCCCCTTTGATGCTTCTTCAATACCTTCTTTGATAGATGTACTCATGCTCTTATCTGAGGTTTGAACCAGATCAGCTTCATTAAGAGAAGTACCTAGAGCCTGTGCATCTTTGTTAGGCTTAACAGAATAGGAAGTACCTTCTTTACGTGCAGTACGCTTAGTAGTTTTAGACTCTTTACGTAGAGCTTTAACAGCTAGGTGCCTAGCATCAGCTTCAGTTAATTGCAGTCTCATACCCAAGTGCATACGGGCAAAGTTCCTAACTGCAGATACTATCTTTTTAACAACAGGAAGATGTGGGGCGTTCTCTACTAGGTAAGCAAGTGCCTCATGGTGACGCAAATGTGTTGGTGTGTCTTTAGGAATAGCAGCGCGAGCTTTATCAAAAACTTCCCCTACATTGTTCAGGGCTTGATGTGCAATGTCTTTGTATACTTTAGCCCCAACTAAGTTCTCCATACCTACATGGGTTCCCACCTCATGCAATGCTACGTTCTCTAAAGTCTCAGGCGTTAGCTTGTTAGCTACATAGTGAGTTACACCTTCAGCAGTAGTAAGACCTTGCACATTCTCAGGGTGCTTGCCTTCAGGCAGAGTCTCAGCAGTATCATGTATAACAGCTTTACCAGATGCCACTAGACGTTTCATCTCAGGTGATAGGGTCTTAGACAACGAAGCGGCGGTGTGTTCGGTAGTTTCAGAAGTAGGCGCTACTGATTCATAGTCGTAACCGCTGTAATCAAAATCACCAAAATCAATTTGCCCAGATATATCGTTATCATCACCCTCATCAATCCCATACAGAGAGTCATCTGATAGCGGTTTAGTTGTATCTTCTATAACCTCATCTTCATCCCCATCTTCAGTTTTACTTGTATCTTCTACAACTTTTTTAGTTTTCTTACCTTGTTTTTTTAGCCTTAGTTTATTTGCAGCGTCTTGTTTAGCTTGTAATAATAGAGCTGCATTGTCCGCTGCTATTTTAGCATCAGCAGCTTTTTTCTTATCTATAGCGTCCTGTAATTCCTGTATACGTAATTGTTCTTTTTCATACTCGCCAGCCTCACCTTCAGTTTCAGCAACCTCGCCTTCTCCCTCATCTTGTTTAGCAGCTTTACTTATTACGCTATTAAGCCCTAATTGATTTTCGTTTATTTGTAGTCCCCTACCCAACTGCTGGCTTGGTGGTAGTATAGCCGCCTCTATCTGATTAGCTACACCTGAATGAGGCATATCTGGATCTACATCTAAGCCCAACCTTGCAGCTATGTTATATAAGGCGTCTATATTATTTTGAGACGGCTCTCGAGTTTTTGATTTTCTTATACTAGCATCGTACTTATCTAATACGGTTTGTGCTGCTTTTATTAGAGGCGATGTTACTTCTTGACCGCCCGCTTCAGTAGCTTGCTCCCCTTGTCCGCTTGATTCCATTCCTTCGCCAGCTTGGGTGATATTTTTAACTGCTTTGCCTTTTTTGGGTTGTGTGCTGCCATTGCCATTAGGCGGGCTTGTGCTGGTGACTTGCTGGGCATTAATAAAGTCCTCTATAGGTAGGGTTTCTCCTTGTTGTATAGCATCCATATATTTTAATACAGTGTTTGCTCCACCTGCTGGTAGCTTCTTAGAACTTCTAGAGCCCGTCATAACAGGTATCAGTATCTCTTCGATGGCTGGATGGTCAGCCGGATTCATAATGTCTAAACCTTTAGACGCAATCTTCCTATAAGCGCCGCTAGTTTCGTCAAGGTTTAACGTAGATGTAAGCCATGTAGGTTCAGTGCGTACAGGCTTTTCAGCCTTTCCTTTTACTATAGGAGCCGCTACTATCTGCTCTCCCCCTCCCCCTACTACTCCATCTGCCGCTGGTACATCTACAGTTGCGGCTTCGCTTCCTACTACTTCATCTGCCGCTGGTACATCTGCAGTTGCGGCTTCGCCTCCTACTACTCCCTCTGCCGCTGGTACTTTAATAGCTGCTTCAGCTACACGTGCTCTTTCTTCAGGGGTAATATCTAAAGGGTTTGGTGCTACAACTGTTTCGCCCTCTGGTGTTACTGGGGTTACTGGTGCGGCAGGTGGTGGAGGTGGTGGAGGTGCTTGTTCTGTAGTTCCAGCTAATTGGCTAACGGCGTTTGTACCGCCCCCCATAAGAGCGCCCATAAGAGCACCTTTTACACTTTCATCTTCTACGCCTTCAAATAGAGGTTTATCTGTAGCATAGTTTTGAGACATCTGCTCTATTGCTGATTGAGGGGCTTCTTGAAATACGCCTTCCCCTATCATAGACACTAACGTAGACCTGAAGAATCCCGGAGTATTAGCAGCGTCACCAAACTCTTGCAATGCCATTTTCCTAGCATTACCTGAGAGAAGCAAGTTGGGATCAATACCACCTAATGCTGTAGTAAGCTTAGCACCTGCAGCTCCAACTACACCTGTCCCTAACCCTGTCATTAACGCCGCTTCAGTATTTGCTCCTGTCGCTTCTCCTTCTGGGTTAGTAACCCGTAAGTTCTCTTTTTGGGCACCTGCACCTATCCCTGCTTCACCTAAACCCGCGGCTATGTATGGAGCGGCTGCTGGTACTTTAGTTAGGACTTTACCTAACCCCATTAACCCTGCTTTAGCTATACCTGCGCCGCCTACCATTTGAGGAGCAGACTCACCTATAGCCGATACTAATGCTGATGGGTTATCTATAGCAGCTTGTAGGATAGCTTTCCAACCGTGAGCTGCAGCTAAGTTCTTAATAGCTTCTTGTTGTTGAGGAGAGTATTGTGTACTTAAGTACTCTTGCACTTTGTTTAGGTCTAGCCCTGCATCTTCAACGGCTTTTCCTAAATCTCCCGGTGTAATAAGATCAGCTAACCCTATAAAAGATTGCCCTAACCCCACGCCACCCTTCATGGCACCTACACCGATATCTTCTAATACCTTAGTACCACGACCTTCTGTCTCCTTTCCTTCTTTCTTAGGTAGGGTGAAGTCCATGTCAGGGTGTAAAGCGGAAACTTGTTTAATAGCCTCTTCATCAGTTAAGTTTTCAGGGGCGTGTAAGATGTCCCCATTAGCTAACGGGATGTCTCTTAAACCAACAGCGTCTATGCCTTTAGATCTAGCATAAGCAATCGCATCTGCTTTAGATACACCTATAGGTGCATGAAGTATATCTCCATTAGATAATGGGATATCATATGTTTCCCCTTGAGGTTCTTGTGCTGGAGCACGTTCTCCACCTAATATATTAGCTACGTAGTTTTGTGTTTCTGTAGGAACGACTGACATCCAGTCTGCACCTGCTTTACGTATAGCCTTATTAAGATTCCCTTCGCCGTAGTTGTAAGCAGCAACAGCCTTAGCCATATCACCATTATAATATTTGACTAGCCCCGCCATTTTCTTACCAGCAGCGTCAATAGACGCGTAAGGGTCACGGGCGTTAACCCCATATTCCCTAGCAGTAGGAGGCATTAACTGCATCAAACCAGTAGCGCCTTTAGGACTTACTGCATTAGGGTTGTACCTGCTTTCTTGAAACCCTATAGTAGAGAGTAGGCCACTAGGGAGCCCATACTGGTCTTCAGCTTTTTGAAATGCTTCCCCGTAAGAAGAAGGTGCCGCCTGTGAAGGTTGAGGCAGGTACGGGGATACATCAATTTCGGAGGGTGTTTGCTCGGGAGCTGGTTGAGCTCCAAAAAGTTCTGCGTTAGCAGTAGGGTTATAAGCAAAAGGGTTTGTCTCTGTATTAGCCATACTGCTTCCAGTTAATAAGTATATTGGGGAATATTATATAATACTACTGCCCTTTAGATATTCCAAAACCGTTTCCAAGAGAGTTAAAAGGTTGGCTAGAACTACCGCCTCCCATTTTATTTTGGCGCATAATCGCTAATAAATTATTTACTGCGTCTTGTGTTTCTTTGGGATCACTTCCACCCTGCATACTACGTCCAACAACCTCTGCTATTTTATCCGCAGATAAAACCCCTGCATCAAATTGCTTCCTCTCCATTTCAGACATATCTTTCATTATTTGTATGGCTTGTTCGTTATACATCCTTGCTTTTAGCTCTTGCATACTGTTAGCACCTTTAACTCGCTCTAAGCCTAAGTTGCCTTGAATACCAAGCATAGTCTCTTCTCTTTTCGCTCTAGCTTCAGCTTCAGCTTCAGCAACCTTAGCTTGTTGAGCCAGATACATAGACGCAGCTGTTTTATGTCCTTGTAGTTCAGATGTTTTCTGAGCGGTTCGCAGCGCTCTTTGTTCTTTCTCTGCAGCGGCTTCGTCTTTAGCACCTGACTGATAACCTGATACACCTGATAACAACCCTGCACCTAAGGCTTGACTCATATATGGAGTCTGAGCAGATAACATACCACCTATACCTTGGGTTAAAGCCATTAACCCTTTATCTCTTCTAGCATTTGCAGTTGCTTCTTTAGCTGCATTGACCTCTTCAGATAAGTCTACTTCAGGGCCTAACAGTTTTTGGATGTTTTCTATAGACTCTTCTTGTGTAAGTTTAGGAGTAGTATTTTTATTTAGCATTGAAGCTATTGCAGCATCTGCACCGTATGCGTTAGGGTCAACTTCCCCTTTAGATAGGTAGTCTTTTAATCCTTGATATGTCTCTCCTTTAGCTGTTGGAGAAGCCTCATTACGTGCAGCTGAGCTTGTTGCTGCAGGTGCGTGTACCACGCTGTTTTTATTTACAGGGTGCTTTTTAACTTTGTGTGTTACAAAGTCTGACAGTCTTGGTTCAACTTTAGGGCTAGTTGCGCTACCAAAATCTTCATCTATAATAGGGTCTGTCTCTTGAGGTATAGCTGCTGGGATACCGCTACCAGAAGATAGTTGGTTGTCCATAAACGAATTAAGCCAAGAAGTAGGCAACTCACCATCATCACCATCATCAGCTTCAGGAGATCCTCCATTCGCAAACCGTTTAACCTCACCACCTTGAGCCAGTGCAACTAACCCACCTGTAGCCGCTTGTTGTGGAGCGGGAGTATTTTCAGGGGCTACGCCTATTCCTGCACCTCGCATTGGGTCTACTTGTTGCATAGCCATTTGGTTCCCACCTACTGAAGGTAGTCCTTGTGCTGAAGTCTGCGCAAACTCACCTAACTTTTGCTCCATTACAGTCTTTTGTGGAGCCTGTGGGTGTGGAGCCCTAGCTTGTTGTTGGTATTGGACCCCCATACCTATAGCTAATAACAGAGGAGAGTCTTTTGGTAGCCCTTGTTTAGCCGCCTCTATCTGCTGTGGGGTAGCTGTTTTTGCCCAATCAAAAAGCTGGTTATTTTGCTGGATATAAGATTGATTAGTTACTGGAGCACTCATTATTTCACACCTCTTTTGCTTACTTTACCGTTTTTAATGAGTCCACCACGAGCCTTAAAAGGATTAGCTGGAGTACCTGTGGTTTGATTTGTTGAGGGTCCTGAAACTGGCATACCTTGACCTGATGCTGCATTAACAGCTCCAGCGTTAGCTGTATTAGTAAAGTTAAGATTAGCATTAGCAGTGTTTTGAAGGTTTCCAACGCCTTGTTGACTTAGGGCTTGTTCCGCTTGAGTGACTTGACCTTGTGCACCCATATTGGCTAAGTTAGCTTGGTTTTGTTGAGTAGCTATGCCCGCTAGACCTTGACCTTGTTGCCCTGCTGCGGATAGCGCAGTTATATTTTGAGCATTAGCCTGAAGCCCTGATTGAACATTAAACTGGTTAGTAGCATTTTGTGCTGCTTGATTGGCTTGCGCCGCAGTTAGTTGCCCCCCGTAATTTACTTTAGCCGCATCAAGCGCTTGTTGTACGTATTGTGAGCGTTGTTGATTAATAGCTGCTTGGTTGGCTAGATCGGTTTGTTGTGCAGCTGTTAAGTTAGCTTGCCCCGCTTGTAATCCTAGACCTTGTTCTGCAGAGAACTGCCCCATACCTGACTGATATGCTTTTTCTAACCCTTGCGCTTCTATATCACCTAATCTCATAGCTTGGTTACGAGCTGCTTCAGACCTTTCAATAGCTTGACGAGATCCACCATAAGCACCTGCAGCTGTAGCTTGTTTGTTTAACTCTTGTAGTTGCTTAGCGTAGTCTCTATTGGCTTCTCTTTTTTGTATGTCTACTACGTTCTGCATATAAGGAGACATATAAGCTTCTGAAGTGCCTTGATCTATCCATGATTTAGGGCCTTCCATTTGGTTCTTTTGAGCTACTTCTGCTACATAATCTTCAGCCGATACGTTGGCAGGAGCATTCATTAATGCGGCATCTATTTCTTTAGGGGTATAGTTAGCTTTCTCCATGAGCCCTTTAATAGAGGCTTTAACAGCATCGGACGCAGCACCATAACCCGCTCTAGCTGCATCGGCTTCAGCACCTATTTGCTCTGGGGTTCCTAACTTCCTAGCGGCCTCTTGTAGAGCTAAAAAATCTTTGTTTGTAGATTTGTATCCTACTATATTTCCATTAGCATCATACGTAGGCTCAGTATCAGCAGTTATAAAGGTGTTTGCCGTACCAATAGTGTTTTTTAAGTTATCTGAAGCAGTTTGTTCCGCCGCAGTTTTTACACTAGGGAATTTTTTTGCTACGTTAGCTGGAAGTGTGTATCCCGCTTGAGTGAAAGCTGTTAACAACTTAACGTAGTCCGTATCAGTCATTGTTCCTTGAGCTGGAGGACCTAACTTAGGATGACCGTTAACCATAGTTATAACACCGTAACCCCCCATTTGCTGATTTGTGTTATAAGCACGTATTAAGTCTACATCTTTAGTAGACAGCTTTTTGTTGTTTTTTTGTTTATCTAAAGCTTTGTCAATCTCTGTTTGTACCTTTGCAGATTGGGTCGCTGGGGTTAGTTTATATCCCTCATCTTTAGCAGTATCTCCACCGCCAGCGTACCCTTTTAAAGACATAAGACCGCCTCTAGCACTTCCAGCAACAGCTTCGTTAGCCTTATCACCCTGAGATGGTTGTGGTGCTATAGCTGCAGGTAGTGTGTATGTAGAAGCAGCAGTGCCTGTGGGAGTATAAAAATCAGTCGGTGCTTTAATTGGTGCGCTGTATCCACTATACTGGCTTTGTGTAGGCACAGGAGAATAACCGCCCTTAAGCATGTCATTGTAAGCCGCTGTTTGTTCAGCGCTTGATCGTAGCATACTGGTAACAGGACCCGGTTTGTCTTTAGTACCTAACATAAGAGCTTGGTATACTGGGTTCTGCCACGGCGACTGATTGACCGTTGTTGTAGATGTGGTGTTTGAAGGAGTAGCTGGCGCACCGCCATAGAATCTAGGGCAGATGTAAGTAAAAAATAGTTTTGGAAGACTACTTGGTTTGAATATCATAGGGGTTTACCTGTAATTATGTATTTTTGACGCATACCGTATCGAGACCATAGCTTAACTATAGATTCACGACCAGCACCTTCTAAATAAGTAGCACCGTTTGACCGGAGTATGTCTTCAAATTGAGCCCATGTAGCTCTGTTAGATACTAGTTTACCACCAATAGCAACCACAAATCCAACTCTGTTAGCAGGTCTATTAAAATAAGACACAACTAAGGCTCCGTGTATAGTATTTTCTTCATCAGTAGCAACAATAAGCTGCCATGACCCTAGTGATACCATCACTCTTACTTCTTCAATATTGTAGTCCCCACAAGCATACTCAAGGGCTGCTTCTAAGAAATGCTCCACATGGTCCCATGTTTGGTTTACGTATTCTAGGGGGACTTGCTGTACTTTAAGAGGCATGTTTCTTAGCCGCTCCTAAGCCTTGTATGTTAACTGCTTCTTTACGCACTTCCATCATAAGGTGTCTTAAGAACTCTGCACCTGCTTTAGAGGAGCCATTACCCAAAGCACTTACTACATCAGCAGGGATAATATAGGCGCCATCTTTAAGGGGGATTTGACCTCCATGTGCAAGAGCTGTAAGACCTCCAGTAGCTTTACCAATACCACTTAATGAAGATAAAGGTCCTGAAGGAGAACCAAACCCTAAACCTTTTAAATTTGCCATACCCGCCTGATTTTGATTTGCAAAGTCTATAGCTCCTTGAGCGTTTTGTTGTTCTGCTTTCTTAGCGGCGTCTTGAGCGTCTACTATGCTCTGTCCTGCGTAATCGGTTACAGCCCCTGCACCTAATGCGTTAAGTCCTGTACTTAGTTGATCGCCTGTTATAGGGACTCCAGCTTTACTTATCCCAGATGCAGCACTATCTGCTAGACCACTTAAAGCCCCTCCTGATTCAGGAGTTGCTGAAGCTAAACCAACAGTGTTTCCGGCGCCTCCGGGGACATTAGTACCTATTTCTGTTAAAGAAGGCATAGGTGTTTGTGCGGGTAAAGGAGTCCCGGCAGTTGCGGGAGTCCCGGCTACAGGACTAGGTCCAGCAGCACCAGCCGCTCCACCAGTAACAGCACCAGATGCGCCCCCAATCATAGCTCCTTTACCAACATCTTCACCGCCTGCGGCTGCACCTGCGGCACCACCAGCAGCACCAGCAACCCCTCCAATTACAGCTCCCGTAGCTGTAGAACCAACTGCAGAAGTAAGGGGTGCGGCAACTGCCGAACCTAATCCCGGAGCTACCCCGCCAGTTACTGCGCCACCAACTCCTCCCATAAGGGCGCCTTTACCTACATCCTCTCCAGAGGCTGCCGCTTTTATTGCCCCTATACCAGCACCTGCGGTGCCTCCAACAGCTACCCCTCCAAGTATAGCAGCTGCCGTGCCTGATAAAGCCCCTAAAGAAATTGTCGTTCCTACTGTTGCTAACGCCGCTATAAGACTCATTGTTCTGTTCCTATTCTTAACTGATTATCCAAGTACTCCGCCATAGTATTAAACGAAAGCACTTCAACTATATTATTATCATCTTGTTCAGTACATGCATGTATAGTAGCAAATTCCACTTCTTCGTGCACATAAACTACACGGTGCGTTCCAGCTGGTGTTACAAACATATCAGGGGCAATTACTTCTTTAGACTCACCCTCAGAGTTAAGCATTGTTATACGTCCTCTAAAAGCCACAGATATATGATCTGTTTTGTGCACTCTTGTAGTAAAAAAGCACCCTGCGGGGACAATGATCCTACGCCCGTATAACTCTTTTGTGTGGTAGTGCTTTAGGGGAGTTTCTACAGATGGTAATTCACCACTGTCCACTTTAGCCTGTATACACACTGCCAGCTCATCAATAGAGTTTACGATTCCTTGGGTCTGAACGGAGTTCATGCTTTACCTTTTACTGCTCTAGCCAACATCTTTTCAGCAGCCAATTTACCTGCGTTTTGTTTAATCTGTTCTTTTTTACCATGCGCCGCTTGTCTTACTATAGGCAGTAGATTATCTAATAACTTAGCGCCTTTTTCAGGGTCGCCAAAACCTAATATACGCACTAGATCTGGAGGTACAACATACTCACCATCAGCCAATCTGATCTCTTCTTCACCGTCTATATTAGCAGGGATGTCATCAGACATACCATCACCCGGACCATCTAGCATACCACCGTCTTCAAACCCTTGGATAACCTCATGACGTTGTGGAGTAGATGCTGGGTAAGGTCTAGCACTGGCTATTTGAGATTGTGGGTAAAAAGCATTTGGGTTTATAGGTTGTGTATTAACATAACCGCCTGTTGCCAACCCAAGCTCATTTTTAATTTCGTTTTGTTCATAAGGAACGTCTAGTTTTTCTATCATAGAGCTATATTTAGGAGGCAACGTGAATGATACAGGAGTACCCCCCATTGGGATTTGCACGTTCATAGACCCCCCAGTTGCGGCACCTCTAGGCGTAATTATGTCTTTATAGTAGTTAAACTGTGTTTGAGTATCAGGGCTATTAAGGCTAGAAAGTGACGCTAAGGGGTATCCTAAGTCTTTAAAATATTGTTGCTGCTGTTGTTCATTAGCGTCAATTTGAGCTTGTTCTTGCTCAGCTTGTTTTTTATAAGCGGCGTTTTGCTGAATCATATCAGTAGCCGCTGTACCTAGTGCAGTGCCTGTGCCTACAGGGTAGAGTAAAGACTCCATACCTGCTTTAGAACCCATAGCGGAGGCTTGTTGACTAAGTGCGTCCTCAGCTACAGCTCCATAACCCCGTGCAGGGATAGCCGCACTTAGTCCGCCGGGCGTACTTACTCCGTTAGATACATTAGTAATAGCAGTGCTAGGAATAGCGTCACTAACACCCGGTACAGCTTTACCCAATCCTGCTTTACCTGCGGTGTCTAAACCTGCTCCAGAGGCATCAAAACTACCTACCCCACCATAACCACTCACACCACCAGCTAGTGCTCCGCCTATTGCGCCAGAACCAAAACCTTTACCTTCAGCTGCGCTTGATACCCCTCCAAGTAAAGCCCCAGTACTAGCACCTACTCCTACTCCTGTTAGAGCCCCACCGCCTAAAGCAGCTGCACCTACGCCTCCTGTATACGCCCCAGCAATACCTATAAGTGCCGTTTCTAGTACTTTTTTCCAAGAAAATGCTTCTGGAAGACCTGTGTGTGGGTTAGTTGATACAGGGCCTAATAATGATTGAAGCCCAGCTAGTTCGTCTTTGCTTACGTGTATTAAGGTGTTATCGCCTTCACGCCCTAGAGCAGCTAAGCCTTTTGCAGTTGTGTTATATGCCATGATTAATCTCTATACAATTTTAAGGGTGCCAGCACTATTCCAAACATCACCAGAACTTAACCCAGTAGCGGAAGTTGGAAGGTCCGCAATATTAACAATCGTTTTATTCACTAAGGCACTAGCAGGGTCTATTATATGTTCTATAGAAGCTACAGGCTGTACGGCACCCGCCCCCGTTAGAGTAATCACAAGATCAGTACCACGTAAATGCCCCGGATTAGCTTGCTGTTGTATGTAGTAGTTCAGTAGCCGTATCAAAGAGTTCATATACTGCACATCATACTCAAGCGGTGGCAGTGGAAGTACGTCAGGAGTTGGAATACTAAAGCCGGGATTTTTCATATTTACCTACGTCCATCAGGTTGCACTTCGAGTCTAGGGGTTCCTAACTGCCACTTTATACCTAAATCTTCACTACCAATTCTAAAGGCTACCTGTCTACCTCTTAAGCGTATCCATATTTGATCGGTGTAATCATACACCTGAGTAGTCACTTTATTACCTGCAACTACAGGAGCGTCAGCAGAAGTAAAAACACCTTGCCCCGGAAAGTTTCTAGCAGATATAGTCATAACAACTGAAGGAGCAGGTACGGTAGAACCAATAAAGTCAACGTCAGGAATAACCCGCTTAACAAAAGAAAACTGATCGCCCTCACCAATATCAAAATCGGCACTCTCTATATAACTTACAATCGCACTAGGAGGATTAGTTAACCCATTGTCCACACTACTTTCATGCTGCACCAACATACCATCAACAGTAGCCCAAGGAAGTCCCTGTATATGTGAGTCTAGCCACGCAGTGCGTTCCATTTGCCCGTAGTACCAAAGCTTTTCAAGGTAGTTGTAAATAACATAACGGTCAATGACTTCAGAGTCTGCAGAAGGATAAAACCACCAGATCTCATTATACTTTTCATTAGTGCCAGAGCATACTTGAGCTGATTGGTCGGTGTTAAAGTCATCAAATATATACTGTCTTAACGAACAAGGAAGCGTGTCTACACGCCCAGAATAAGCATAGAATTTATCAATACCCATCCAGTAAGTAATGCCGTTAGCCGTAGTAGCCGCATTTGGAGAAGCTATAGTTATTTCAGCAGAGACAAGATTAAACCCGAATATAAAAGGCTGCCCTTGATACTGCATAGAGTAGATAGCAGAGTCTGTCCAAATTAAAACTTCTTTACGTGTCTTCTCTGAAGTAACTATCTCACTACCATTAGTGAGCCTATAAAATCCCGCAGTGTTTGTTATATCTGCAGGGTCCCAGATAAGTGGGTTTTCTTGGTCGCACCATTGTACTAATAAAGGGTCTCTCACAGCGTTAATCGCTGTTCCTGTAGTGGCTCCTGAGCCCGCCCCTGTAGCTATAAAGTACTGCCCTATTTCGTTTTTAGCTGCACCAAGAAGTGTAAAGTCTGTAGTCCCTACACTATCAATAACATAAGCTGTTCCTAGTACAAAACTACCTGCAGAAACAACAGGAAGCGTAGGGTCATTAGCCCCTAGTACAACAACATGGCGCTCTTCAGTAACAAACACCCGAGTACCCACAGCAGGAGCAAACCCATCAGTCCCCCCTATATCACGAATATTAATCCCCCGCCCCGATACTTGACCACTTAAAGAAACATTAGACCCTGCATAGTAATAGATAGGGCCGTACTCAGCATTAAAGAATAAGTCTTGCCCAAAGGTATCAGCACTCCACAAACGGATCTCATCTTCAATTCCATTACTTTGATAGGGGGTATTCCACCCATGATTTCCATTCCAAGGCCCTGCACCCCAACCAGCACCAAAGCTAGTAGTATTTAACCCAGTAGTTGCTTGATAAGCCGCTACAACAGGAGCAGAGCCACCGCCCGCAGTTACTGAAGTAGATTGAACCCCTGTGTCTATATTGATATAAGCAGCATCAGTGTATTTGATTTCGTATTCTTTATTAAGGTCATCTACTGTATAAGGACCGAACGCCGTAGCGCCACTAAAAGTTACAAAGTCATTAGGTGTTGCATGGTTATATGGAGAGTCTACCGTTACCCAAGAGCTTGTTACCGGAGTGGTTGCACTATGTGCAGCTGCAGTAGTTCCGTTATACCCACGAATACAACCTGATAAAGTGTTAATAGATGCAGTGCTTACCCATATCTCTTCGGAGTCAATCTTAATAATATACGGTGCTAAACGAGTAAAAGACGTACCACTAACGACATCAAAAGACGTATCTGTAGCCGTAATACTAGCATTTAAAGTAGAGTATATAGGTAGAAAAGGGTTTGTAGGGAGGTTTAAAGTAACTCGTATTGGGGTTATATCAAAGTACGCACCGCCAGAATATATGTAGTATTTTAAGTTAGTCCCCAGTCCTAGCAGATAGAACCCAGATAAAGTAACCCATTCTACAATGTGTTTGCAGTCCCCAAGGAACGTAGCTGACGTAGCTGGCGCCCAACCTCCTAACTTTTCAGGCATACCTGAACGGAAGCGTATCTTATCACAGGCATACCAACCACCTGAGTTAGCTAAATCTGTAGACTCTCTTGATACGCCCGGCCTAAATTGTAGGTATTGTAAAGGCATCTATATGCCCCCGTTATAGGCTTAAAATAAAATTAGCGGCGAACTTGGAGTTTAACTGATCTTGTACTGATGATGTAACCCCACTTAAATAACCTAGTTCCGTATCTGTAACTGCAGAGCCTGTCAATATACCAAGAGCATCTGTAATAACCGCAACATTAGGCGCATAGGTAGCAAGCACATTGTCGTTAGCTGTAAAAAAGTCAACCCCATCACTATAGACCATAGTGGCAACGCCCGGAGTAACCGTAATGCCCGAACTACCAACTGCCGTAGTTATTATCTCAACGTCACTATCAGAGTCATTAGCAACTACATACACCTTAGATACAGCAGGGGCTAGTATCTGTCTTGAAACTCCCGGAGTTCCCGTTATGCTAAGAACCATTTGTCTAGATTGGTCAGATACCCCATTCAAAGCAGTTAAGGTAACATTTCCCGCAGTAACATCTATACTGGCTAAACCCGCAATGGCTTGCTCTATAAGAGTCCCTAAGTTGGTATTAGTTGTAATACCCCATTGATTGGCTTGCTCGCCAGAGGCGATTAGTTGTATGCGTAAATTAGAGCTATATGTACTCGGCATCTTCGTATCTCTTAAGTAGGTATTTCAGTCCAATCGGGATTCTGAGCAGTGTTTATTTCAGTCCAACCTGATGATTGCGTTGTATTTATGCTCGTCCAATTAGGGTTCTGCGATGGGTCTATTTTGTTCCACATACGCATAGAATGCAAGGTTAATTGCATGTTTTGGCTGCCTAATGTAGGCGCTACAGCCTCTTTTGTGCTATTTTGTGTTAGTGTTAGAGACTGGCCTATTAATTCGTAGTTAGATGCAGCTGTTACAGCTACATCGGTTTGAGTCAGCACAAGGGCTGTTTGCCCTGTTAATATTGCATTTGCCGCTGCTGTAGCCTCTACTGAATTGAGAGCTAAGTTCATTGCTACTTGACCTAAAAGCAACTTTACACTACTAGCTGTTATACTTAGGTTGTTTTGAGTAAATGCTAGGCTTTGGCCTACCAGCGTGTAGCTTGCTGTGGCGGTTACGGATGTAGAGTTTTGAGTCAATACAAGGGCTGTTTGCCCTGTAAGGTTTATGGTAGCTGATATTGCAGCTGAGACAGAGGATTGTGTTAAGGTTAGGTTTTGCCCCGCTAGAGTGACAGTGTTTCCTAGCAGTATGTCCGCTATTGGTATAGTCGCAAGAGGAGCAAACCCAAGCATTATGTTTTGTTCTTAGTTATAACAGCAATAAAGCCAGCAGCACTTACACCGAAGCTTACAATTTCTTTACTAAGAGCAGGATCTAAGTTTAACCCTGCAGTTGTTAGTATAGCCGCTAGGCCGTACCATGTTGAGCTTTCTTGCAATCTTGCTAGTACCCACGAGAAAAACGCCATTGTTAACTCCTAATTATCTATGTATCTGCCAGTGAGGACCGTCTTTAAAAGTCTTCCAGTCTCCACCCCATTCTATAAAAACCCCGACATCTTGCGCAGCCTCTTTAATGAAGGCAGATAAGGCATTATAGTACTTCCAATCCCATGAAACTTCTCCCCCCACTATAGGTGCTATATCCACTGCATGACCTGTAATATGGTAAGAGTCCATCGTTTTAGAAGCACCTTTATCTACCAAATAGCGTTGTCTTTCTTTAGAGCGTAAACCTTCAAGTACCACAAAATCTAAAGGCGTTATAGTAATGGCATGTTGTACTACCTTTACCAAATCAGGGTGCACCCCCTCTAACCGCTTTAAAGACTTCTCGCTTAACTTAAAACTCATTATACATCCCTTTTAGTTAGACGGTGGTACGAAGTTGTTTAGCTCTTGTTGTATAACATCTAACTGATCTTGTGTAGTTGCTGCAGTAATCTCAACATTAATTCTTTCATAACGTGTTTGAGCATCTGCAACGACTTGAGCATCGTAGTGCGTATTAGGGTTGCCGTCAGTTTCAGTTTGCGCTTCATAAGCTACAACTTGGTTGAATTGGCCTGAGTTCTGACCCTTCATATTAGACTTACGGCTATCAATAGAGATGTTATAAACTGTC